ATATTACGGTGCTCACATTCCCACTCTTTGCGATTTGCTCGCAAGAGGTGAATTTGATTAAATTCCCAATTTAGCTGGAAAAGGTGTGAAATTCACTTAATGGATTTTTCCACGCACTATTCCAGATACCCAAATATGCCAATAGAATTTTATGGAATGTTTTTGACTGTATGATGATGGCAGATGGATTTTTCATGTTCAAGAAGTGGGGAAAGGGAAAAGTCTTATCACAGTTAACTAACCTGACTACAGTAAGACACGGAGATTCAGCTTGGTGCAAGACTAATATAAATAGAGTTTGATGATGCTAAGACTAGCTATCATCTTAAAGGTGATATTATTGACGCATTGCACAAGTTCTATAGTAGTAAAGGTTGGTCTACTGGAAAGTATACAAATAAGCACGTAATCGAACCAAAAGATGTTGAGAACCTTAGAATTTCTGTAACAAGTCGATGGTTTAATGATTAAGTTATAAATACATAACGAAATGATAACACAATCTAGGAATAAATTAAAATGATTAAAAACCAAGTAAAATCCATTATCAAGGAATGCGTTCACCAGCACATCGCCGAAACACATGGCATTCTTACTGAAAGTCAACTTGAACTTTTCGAGAATACGGCGCAGCGTATCCAAAAAGCTGGAATCGAGTCAGTTAAGGTTGAAATTTTTAAAAAAGGTCGTGAGTCTTATGTATTCACGGAGTTTGCGAATAAGTTTGAATTCCTTCATCAAAATGGTGAAGATTTGGTGGAAAAAGGTGAAATTGACCGACAGACTTTCCAACAGAAGAAGCGTGACGTTCGTAGTCAAGGTTTTAAACTTTTGAAAGACGGTGATAAGAAAAGTTATTTCCGTTCCATTACGGGATTCATTAAAAAGAACTATTTAAAAATTGGTATTGGTTCTGTAATCCTTATCGCACTTATTATTGTGGGTATCCAGTTCGGTGCGCCTTATATGGGTGTTATGTCGTTCCTACGCACAATTCCTTACATTGGTAAAATGGCAGATGCAGTATCTGACGTAGACCTTAGTATGGATAACGAACTAGACGTAGCCATCGACGATGCTCAGATGCTTCAATTAGATGCGGCTGAAGCAGCAAAGGCTGAAGCAGCACTTAATCGAGAACTAGCTAAAATTGATGCACAGTTTGCTAGTGCTAATGCCGACCATACAGACCCTGTACAAATTACAAAAGTTCAGCTTCTCTTAAAACGAATGAATGACACCATCGAAACTGTTGGTGGTCAAGCTGTGTTGGATAATGATGAGATTGAAAGAATCAAGTCAGTTTGGTTAGGTAGAACGTATAGTGGTAATACGCAGGAAGAAGTAACGGCACAAGCGAATAAGGCACTACAGTCTTTAACAATGGCTAAGATTCATAACAAGCTATTTGGAACGCCTATGCCACAAGAATGGCAATCAACTTTTAAAATTCATCCTAAAGAGTATGGAGACAACTATACCGTTAGTGCGGATTTGAGTCGTGCAGTAACTCAACCATTTTAATCATTATGCCCTTCGGGGCTTTTAGTACACAAAAGGAAATATAAATGAAAGACTTAATCAAAGAAACAATCCGTAAGCAGGTATCTGAAAGCTTAACCCCCAAACAGTATAAAGATGAAAGTTTAAATGAATCTTTATTAGCATTGGGAGCAGTTGCTGTTGGTCTTGGCGCATCTTGGGCGTGGCTTCGTAATCGCATCAAAAAGCTTGTTAAGGATATAGTATTCGCTGAATTCATTAAGGAACATGATACGCAAAAGGTTATTGAGAAGAAACTTCCAAATATCCTTCGAAAGTTCAAGTTAGCAAGCACATTGGCAGATTTGCATTCTTTAGAAAAAGAATCCGAGGATGCAATAAAAGAGCTGAATCGTTTGGTTTTGCAGGTAGATAGGTTCATTGATACAAATGCTAACGCCGACAAGACATTTATGGATAAAGTTTTGGCTATTGATCCAAACAAAGAAAAGATAAGACTGAAAAAAGAACTCAAAGATTTCATTGAAATGACTAATAAATCTTTTGAATATGATTTAGAAAACAAGAAAAATGGTCTACTAGACTAAGATAATATAAGCCCCTTAATTGGGGCTTTTTTGTAACACTTTTTCTAAATTAATAAATACCACTATAACGCACTACAAAAAGGTAAAATTAAAATGATTCTTATTGAAGAGAAGTTCAATGATGTTTCTCCTATTATAGAGTCTGCTGGCGAAGGCAAGAAGCGAATGTATCTAAAAGGGGTATTCGCTGAGTCCGAAGAAAAGAACCAAAACGGCAGAGTATATGATAAGAAAGAAATGGAAAATGAAGTAAAACGAATTAATGAACAAGCAAAGTTGAAAAGATTCGTTTTAGGTGAATTGGACCACCCTTCCACCTTAGAAATAAAATTAGAGAACGTATCGCATAAAATTGTTGAAATGTGGATGGAAGGTAATAAGGCTTATGGGAAAGCCGAAATCATCGAAGGACACCCAAAAGGGCAAATATTAAAATCTCTTGTTGAGTCTGGTATCCAAGTTGGCGTATCAACTCGTGGGTCTGGGCAAGTTAATGAATCAACTGGTAGGGTTAATAACTTTCGCATGATTACCGTTGACGCTGTTGCTACACCTTCCGCAAGGTCTGCATATCCAGAAACAATCCAAGAGCAACTTGACTACTATAAGCGTGGTAATATTGTTACAGACCTTTCCGAAGCAGTAATTCATGATCCAATCGCCCAAAAGTATTTCCAACTAGAAATGAAGAAGTTCATTAATGACGTTTTACTCAAGGGTAAGTGATATAAAATTAAATAGTTAAAACGCTATAAATACTAATTGTAAGAAATAACAATCATTTGTTTTAGGAGAAAATCACATGAGTTTAAAAGCACTTTTAGAAAGCGGTTTATTGACTGCTGAATCTAAGGAAGTAATCGAAGAGCAGTTTAATGCTGTTCTAAAAGTTAAGGAAGCTGAACTTCAAGAAAGCTTTGATGCTAAATTGGTTGAAGAAAAAGCTAATATGCTTAACACCGTAATGGAAATGGTTGAAGAAGCTGTTGCCGAAGAACTAGACGCTATTGCCGAAGAAGTTAAACACGCTCGCACATTGGAAGTGCAGTATGCTGAAAAGCTAGAGATGTTTAAAGAAGAATACGCTCAAAAGCAAGAAGAACAAATGCAAATTTTGGTTGCTGAATCTATTGCAGAAGAACTAGAAACTATTCAAGAAGAAATCGAATCAGTTAAAAAGCATGAGTTCGTGATGGAAATGTTCAACACATTTAAATCATCTTATGAAAAACTATTCGGTGCATCTGATATTAATGCATATGATGAACTATCAGAAGCTAAAGCAGAACTTGACCAATTAAAGCGTGAGAAAAAGTTAGCAGAACTTCTTGAAAACGTTACTGGAAGAAAAAAGGCTATTGCTGAAACTATTCTTGAATCAGTAGCAACTGAAAAGTTAGAAGAAAAGTTTGAATCAATTAAGGCGGTATTATTAGCTGAATCTGTCCAGGATACTCCTGTGGAAGAGTCAGTAAATACTAAAGAAGTTAATGTGACTGTTGTGCTAGAGAATCAATCAGAAGAAGTAAACGAACCTGTTGCGGTTCAAGAGTCTACTATCGACCCGATTGTTGCTAAATTGCAGCGTTCATTGAAAATTGCTAAACGATAAAATAAAAATATTCAATTATAATAAATATAATTGAAGATAATAAAAACATCAATTTACTAGGAGTTAATGATGAGTGAATTTAAGAATTGGGGCGATTATAAAACTGCTCTTTTGGAAGGTTTAACTGAGAAGCAAGTAAGCATCGTTGGCGGCTTGATGGAGAATGTTCACGCAGAGAACGCTCAAATCAAAGACGCACATAACGAAACTTTAGTTGTTGCGGAATCTACTGCACCAGGCTCAACCACCACTGGTAACATCTCTCGTTTCGATATGATGTTCATGCCATTGGTTCGTCGTGTAATGCCTTCACTATTAGCTATGGATTTGGTTGGTGTTCAACCTCTACAAGCTTCTCGTGGCATTGTTCGTACAATCCGTCACCGTTATTCAGAAACTACTGAAGTTGGTGGTTCACCAGTTGTTGTGGCTAACACCGAAGCTTCTGGTATGAATGTGTTCTCAAAATATTCTAAGCTTGCTCTTGGTGGTGATTATGATGATGTTGATGCACTTGACCCATTCGCGCAAACTGTATACCTAGAAGGCAACCGTGGTAAGCCACTAGATTTAGAAGTTGTAACTGATTCTGTAGAAACTATGTCACGTAAGTTAAGTGCGGCTTACTCTTTAGAAGCGGCTGATGATTTACAGGCATATGATGGTCTTGACATCGAAGCAGAACTTTCACAGTCTTTGGGTGACGAGATTCTTCGTGAGTTGGATCGTGAATTGATTGATGAATTAACTAGCTTGGCTGGTATCATTGATTCATTCGACTTCGCATCTGTAGATGGTCGCTACGCTGGCGAAAAACTGGCTGCTCTTACCATTGCATTAGACAACCTTTCTGGTCGTATTGCTATCGCAACCAAGAAGGCTGGTGCTAACTTCATGGTAGTATCGCAGAAGATTTATACTGGTCTTAAAAATGCTTCTAACAGCACTTTTGTTCCAGCACAAGGCGAACAGTTCAACATTTCTTCTAGCTTGTTCGTAGGAACTATGGCTGGTATCAAAGTATATGTTGACCCATACTTGATGACTGACACTGTGTTGATGGGTTATAAAGGTTCTGAAATCGATGCAGGTCTAATCTACTGCCCATACATTCCATTAAGTTCTTCTGGTGTTGTTCGTAACCCAGAAACTGGCGATTTCCGTGTGATGATGAGAACACGTTACGGCTTATATGCGCAAACAGATGTAACTAAATCATTGGGCATCGGTCCTGATTATTATGCTACTGCTACTGTAAGCAACATCAACTTGGGCTTCACTAATTAATTATTGAAGTTCCTTATTTAGAAGAAGCCCCTTAATTGGGGCTTTTTTGTGTCTGAAATTTACTCTTGACATCTCATGTTTGTATTGGTATATTACTCCCAACCAATAAAAAGAAAGGAGTTTTACCATAAAAAAATCAATTAAATTACAGTTAGAAAAAGCATTCCCAACACAGACAGTAACAGAAAAAGAATCCTGCATTTTTAGTTTACAGCCATCTGGCGTAAATGTAATGATTCGAGAGAATGAATCATATATGGAAGAATCTGTGTTTGTGCCTAAATTAAAAAATCTCGTATGCTAATATGGGATATAAAGTTATTCATATTCCATATTTCGTTCAAATGGATAAAATGGCACTCGTTCATTTCTTTGGTGAGTATGTCGAAACTGAAACAGAACTAGACGAAATTGTTTCTAAATATCCACATGGGTTCATTGATGAAAGTGCAACTATGCCAAGTGATTTTAACAGCATTGGTAACACGCTTTATAATTATATCTTGAATAAGTCGTTGCCTTCTGACATTAGCCATGATATTATAATGTCCTTGCAATATAAGTATTTGGATGGCGGCATGGATATGATTGAGTGTATCCCAATGCACCACATTGATGACGAATTTGAGTTTTTTGATGATATTCGTAATGATTTGATGGAGTCTTTTAACCAAAGAATTGATAATATCAGAGAACAGGCATTTAATGTGCTTGATGGATTGTTCCAAGTTCAACAAAGAGAGGAGACTGAACAAAATGCTTAAAATATTAAAAAAAGAAACATATAATAAGTTGATAGAAGAAAATGAAAATCTAGTCAAACAGTTAGAAGAAGTCAGCGAGAAGTTAAATGAAATTGACAAGACATTGACATCTATTCAAGAAGCCAATGAGCGTGAAAATTCTGTTACCATCACGTTCGACGATTCTTTGCAGAAAGCAACTCCAGTTCTTAAGTATAAGCCAAATATTACTGATAAGATGGTTGAGATGAATATTATTACATCTGCTAACACGGACAAGTATAGTGTAGAACTTGCACTACTAACAATGACCGAAGAAGTTGTATCTCAAATATTAGATTCTTTTGGTGAAACATTCAAGGAGGTTTGACACATGAACCTCATCATTGACACTAACAACCTAGTATTCATTACTAGGTATAGTAAACTTGGGCAGCCAAAATCGAGAAGACAGAAAGAGAAGAATGCCGAACTTCTCATCTTCATTGAAACATTGAAGATGATAGTTAGCCTTGCTAGTTCGTTCAATGCGGATGGGTTGGTGGTTGCTAAGGATAGTAAGGGTTCTTGGAGAAAGGGCTTATATCCAGAATATAAAGGGAATTCTACCAGTGATGAAGATTTCTATTATGAAGAAACGATATATGCCGCTAATATGATTTTTGATTTCCTAAAAGAATATACAAGTGCATATTGTTTGGAATATCCTAGAACCGAAGCAGACGACATCATTGCTATATGGTGTCAACATACAACCGAAGAAACAACTATTATTTCGTCTGACAAAGACTATATTCAGTTGATTAATGAAAAGACTAGACTGTATTCACCTACTCAGAAATTGTTTAGGGAATCAGATGATGTCGGTTATGACTTATTTTTAAAATGTTTTCGTGGTGATAAGAGTGATAATATAAAATCAGCTTATCCGAGAATACGAGAAACCCAAATAAAAAAAGCTTGGGAGAATGACTTAGAACTTTTAAACTTACTTGAAACTGTTATTGGTGAAAATAAGGTAGGGGATATATTCCAACTTAACCAAAACCTTATGGACTTAACATTACAGCCAATAAATATTAGACAAGAAGTGCTTAATATTATTTATGATTATAAGCCTAATAAATATAATCATATAAAAGTTTTAAAATTTTTCAAGACAAATGGATTGGAAAAATTTTCTGACCTTTTTGACCACAAGGATAAGGCTTTAAAAACCTGTCCAATTTTTGTTAAAGATTAAGGAGTAATCTATGTTTGATAAAGAAGCTTTTGTTGCAGAAATGAAAGAAACTGTTAAGGAATCTGTATCCGTTGTGTTCGAGTCTAATATTCGTGAGAAAATGCACGATGATAAAGAGAAAGAAGATGAAGAATTAGAGGAAATGGGAGACGAGGATGATTCTGACGAAGATGAAGACGAGTTAGAAGAAAAGAAGGGCGATTCTAAACCAAAAAAGTAGTCAGTGAGTCTTATGTTGGCGTGACCGCATTCGACTCAGGCAATTCCGGTACAGATTTAGGTAAACTAAATATTAAGGAATTGAATCTGCTTGCTAAGAGTAGTAAATATAAAAGATTTGTTGCCAAGACCCGAAACGATGATGTTGAGGAATTCTTGGTACGACATGGTAAACTTGTAAAAATTTAAAATTAATGAGAGAGGTTCTATAATGAAAAAAGATATTCGTATTGATGGTCGATTGCACCGTGTTTTTGTTTTAACTGAGAACAAAGACCGTTTGCTTTATATTCCATTGAAAAACTTGACCAAAGTACACTACGACCAACTTACCAAAATTTCTGAATCTAATCCTACTCAAATGTTAGAAGAAATGCGTAAGACCACCCTCCAGAATGGTCGTAATGCTTTGGCTACTTTTGACTCAATCATTCAAGTTCTTGTTAAAGAAAGTGATACCGAAGGTACTCGCCTTCCTAAACCAGAAGAAGCAATTGGTAAAGTTCAACAGCAGACTGCTGTTCGTGAGCAACAAGTACAACCTGTTCAGCAAGTAAATGTTGATCAACCACAAGACGAACCACAACGAAGAAAGCCTGGACCGAAACCAAAACAATAACAATTCTTCCTCCAACACAAAACCCCTTAATTGGGGTTTTTCTTTTTTGACACTTCAATCATTCTATGATATACTCTTAACAATCTTTTTTGCACAATGAGGAGGCGTCATGGAAACAGTAAACAGTTTTGGACTTTACCAAGAACAACAAGAAGTATTTGATTTGATATTACAAACAACCGCAGTCCCGTTTAATGGGGAAGCCTTGGTTATTGGTGGTATTGGTGGAGCAGGAAAAACCTACACAATCAAAAAGGCGTTAGAAATGTTATCTCAAGCAGGTCTTAATGGGTTTGTTGGGGCATATACAGGTCGTGCATCTTCTCAATTAAGAAGTGCTGGCTTACCCGCAAAAACATTATCAAAGCTTCTGTATAAGCCTGTATTGGATGATAAAGGAGATTTGTTATACTTCACCAAGCGTAGCATTGACGATGTTCGAGAAGAAGCAGGAAACTTTGTGGTCATTGATGAAGGTTCAATGGTTCCAAAAGAAATGATGGATACGATAATGAACATTGGTGTCCCTGTCATCGTGTCAGGTGATTACTTTCAGCTTCCGCCTGTTGATAAAATGAATCCAAACTTCAACGCAATGTTTTCTTTAAAAGGGAAACGCGCAGAACTAAAAACTAATCGAAGAGTTGACCCAGATTCTGTTGGTATATTTGACGTGACAATGGCTCTTAGGGATTCTAATTCTATCCCTCGATTGGGTGGAAATGGTTATAAGACTGTTAAAAAGCCACTAATAAACAAGATTCAATACCATGAACAAAACCAACATGACGTTATCATTACTGGTACTAATAAAGTAAGAAGAAACTTCAATTCTATGGTTAGAAAAGTTCGTGGGTTCGAATCTAACTTGCCTGAAAGTGGTGAGCGCATTGTTTGTCTTCAAAATTCTGTAGTAGAAGGTGAAGAAATAAACAATGGGGAAATCTTTGAAGTGCAATACATTATCCAAGCAGATACAATATCAACATTAAGTATTGTAAATATTGATAGCGGTAAGCACTTCTTGGTTAATGTTTATAACGAAACATGGGATACTGAGCAAGTGCCAAAACATCATAATAAAGAGCGAAACGGAAATGTCCACAACTTCACTTATGCGTACTCTATGTCATGCCATAAGGTGCAAGGTTCATCCATTGAGAATGTTCTGTTTTATGACGAAGATGTTAGCTTTTTCTTAGACCAACAAAGATTTAGATATACGGCTTGTAGTCGTGCGTCTAAATCATTAGTGGTAGCCGTTTAAATTTTTTATAATATGTAAACTAATGGTTTACGAAACCAAAGGAGAGAGAACCTTTATGAAATTTACAAAAGAAGAGTATGAAAATTATTTAGATTTCTGTAAGTCTGAAAGAGAAAAACAAACATTTAAGCTTTTTATTGAGGGCAAGACCCAAGATAAAATTGCAGAAAAGATTGGTGTTCATCCAAGAACCATTCGTAAGATTAAGAAGCGTGTCTTAGAACGTGCATCAACCAAAGGTTATTCACCTGAGCATGATATTCGCCACAAACTTCCTAGTAATCTCTTGCTGAAAGGAACTTCCACTCTATACAAGACTGATGAAAATGGTAGAACCACAAAAACCTTAGAATGGATTAAGACCAATGCTGATGCAGAGAAAATGGTCGATGTGATGCAAGGCGTTTTAGATGCTCTTAAAGAAGACATTCCAGCTAATCCGTTAAGTGTTATCAATAAACAGAAATCTCGTAATGACGACCTGTTAAACTTGCACGTAGTAGCTGATTACCATCTCGGTATGTTTGCATGGCATGAATTGAACGGTGAAAGTGGTGATTGGACTACTCAGCGAGCAGAGAAGTTTATTGTTGAGTGGTTTAAGCAAAGTATCCAACAATCACCTGATGCGAAAGTTGGGGTTTTGTTAAATCTTGGTGATTTCTTCACTTCTGATTCGACTGACCCTGTTACACCAGCTTCACGACACCTCTTGGACGTGGATGTCAAGTTCCAACAAATGATTCGTATTGGAACTAGAGTGTTAAGACAGATTATCGAAATGATGCGTGAGAAATATGAAGTAGTTTACTTCTACAATGTTGCTGGAAACCATGATTTCAGTTCATCTATGTGGCTTAAAGAGTTCTTCTACCAATTCTATGAAAATTGCGAAGACGTGATTGTTGATAGAAGTGGTGATATTTATCACTCACACCGTCATGGTGATGTAAGTCTATTCTTCCATCATGGTCATAAGAAAGGTGTAGCGAATGTGGCAGACACTTTAGTTTATAAGTTTAGAGACTTGTATGGAAGTACCAAACACTCTTATGCGCACTTAGGACATTTCCATCATACAAATATGAAAGAAAATAACTTGATGATTTGTGAACAGCATCGTACAATGGTTCCAACCGATGCTTATGCCTCCAATGGTGGATACTTGTCCGGGCGTTCTGCCTATGTGATAACGTATCATGCAGAATATGGAGAGGTCGGAAGAATCAATATTGGTGCAAAAATGATTGAGGAGGGTATGTAGATGGGAATGGATTACAAAACTTTTAAGCTTATTCAACAATATAATCGTGTTATAATGTGGAACTCTTTTGCGGGTAAAGACGAAAATTCAGACAAATCTCAACAACATGAAAGAGTGATTGAGGAAATTGATGAGTTTGAAGCACACACTAACACACCTGTTGGGGAAAATCATGCAATGAGAGTTAAAGTTCTTGACGATATTTGTGATATTTTTGTTACGGCTTCCTTCTTGGATTATATGACGTGTGGTGGCAAATCTTGTTCATTGTACGGGATGCCACAGAATGAACGCATTCAAAACATTGTAAGAAATGGAAATTTCCACGAACTGCGAGATGAACTTTATGTTGTCAACGCACTTTATGTTGTCAACAGCATCATCAACACACCAAATTACGATGATATTGATTTCGTGGGGGCAATTGAACACGTAGTAGATTCAAACTTCTCTAAATTTATTCCAAGAGGGGCAAACGCATTGTTAGAAGCTGCTCTTGTGGAATTCGCTAAAAAAGGTGAAGACGTATATGTTGTCGATTCAAACCTATATCATGTCATTAAGAGAAAATCTGATGATAAGATTATGAAACCGAAGATTTGCTTTAGAGAACCACAACTCGACAAGTTCATTAAAAAGGGCGCATGATATGGAAATGTTAGTAGAAATTTCTCTGAGAGACCCCGAAAGAGTATGGAGAGTATATAAAACGAAACACCAAACCTTTCACTGTCAAGAAATTCTACTAATACGAGAGCATGAATATGTTTTTGAGAAAGAGGTTTTTACTATAAAAGATGCCAAGCACTTTTTTGAGTGCTTGGATATAAAAGAAACGGATAGAGTAAATTTATATAAATATTCTTCCCCTCAAAATAAAAAGGGATAATAATAAATGAGTTTGACCAACATTTCAGTAGACAAAAAGAAAGGGATAGTAGAAGAATTTAATATTGGAAAAATCCATAAGGTAACTTCTTTTGCGTGTGAGGGATTGCAAGGCGTTTCACCATCTTCTCTTGAGATAAGCCTGTCTAAGAAATTGGCTAGTGTTACAAAAATTACTACTAGCGAAATTACTAAGTTATTGGTTAAGTGTGCTCAAGAGTTGGTATACACCGACTCTGCAAACTATCAATACGTTGCTGGTAGACTGACCAATTATGATGTTAGAAAGATTGCATATGGAACATTCGAAGTTCCACCATTATATGACATTGTTATGAAGAATGTTAATGACGGTTGGTATGATAAGGAAATTCTTGAGTTCTACACAAAGGAAGAAATCGAATACTTTGGTTCTAAGATTGACCATAGACGTGACGAGCACTTCACGATTGCCGCATGGAAACAGCTAACATCCAAGTATCTTGTTCGTGATAAAAAAGAAGCCAAAGGGTATGGGTTTAAAGAAACCCCTCAAATCATGTATATGATGATTGCAATGACCCTTATGAACAAACGCCATGACAGAAAAACAATAGTTGTTGAACTATATGACGCAATCTCGAAAGGGTCTAATAGTGTTCTATCTCAAGCAACTCCTATTGTTGGAGGAGTAAGAACCCCAACACGACAATTCAGTTCATGTGTTGTTGGTAAGGCTGGCGATTCTTTAGAGTCTATTAATGCTTCTTCTAACATGATTGTAAATTATGCATCTAAGAGAGCAGGGATTGGCATAGACTTATCAGAGATTCGACCATATGGTTCGCCTATCAGAAATGGAGAAGTGACGCATACTGGAATACTACCTTTTACTAAGTTAATTCAGTCAGCCACTAAGTCATCATCGCAGGGTGGAATACGCAGTGGTGCATCCACAGCATACTTTAATATCTTTCACTTAGAAATTGAAGATATTATTACACTAAAGAATAACAGAGGGACTGAAGAAAACAGAGCAAGGCAGATTGACTACGGAATAAACATAAACACCCATTTCTATCAGAAAGTTGTAAAAGGTGAAGATTATTGGTTGTTTAATACAAATCAAACTCCGGGTTTGTATGAAGCATTCTTCACAGACCCTATTAAGTTTGAAGAACTTTATGAAAAGTATGCTAAGAAGCGTGGGATTCAGAAAAAGAAAGTAAACGCTAAAGAACTTTTCGTCAATCTTTGTATTGAACGTATGGGTACTGGTAGAATTTATATTCATAATGTTGATAATGTTAACAAACAAACAGTTTACAATGGGCTAAAAGACGTAATATATAGTTCTAACCTTTGCCTCGAAATATCATTGACAACTCATAACTTAACTAAATTGAGTAACTTCACTAAACAAGAAGCATTGAGTCTTGGAATCTATAATGATGCCATGTCTCCGAATGAGTTTAAGGAAAAGTTTGGTGAGATTGGTTTATGTACCTTATCGAACATTAACTGGGGGATGATTAAGAGTCCTGACGACTTCGAGATTCCGTGTAAGCTTGCGGTATATTCGTTGGATGAATTGTTAGACTACCAATCATATCCAGTAATTGCTGCTGAAGTTCCAGCTAAGGCACGAAGACAGCTTGGAATTGGTGTTAATAACCTAGCATACTTCTTAGCCAAGAACGGAGTACAGTACGGCTCACAGGAAGCCCTAGAACTTATTGACGAATATATGGAAGCTATGTATTATTATTGTACTAAGGCATCATTGGAGTTGGCTAAGGAGAAAGGTAAGTGTGATTGGTGGGATCAACTAGACTACGATTTTATCTTTAATAAGAGAAATCCGAATGTTGATCAACTTGTCGAACACAAACCTCGATATGATTGGGATTCATTGAAGAAAGAGATTGATGTATATGGTCTTAGACACACTATGCTAATCTCAACTCCACCATCAGAAACTAACTCGATTCTTATCAATGCAACAAATGGGGTTGAACCTGTTCGTTCTTTGATTACGGTAAAAGGAAATGGCGATGACACATATCCAGTGGTTGTTCCAAATTTATCATTGAAGTATGATATGCTTTGGGGAATGGATATGTTAAACTACATTAAGACGGTTGCGGTTTTACAGAAATACCACGACCAAGGAATCAGCAACAACTTGTCATATGACCCTGATGCTTTCCCTGATGGAAAACTTCCTATCAAGAAAGTTATGACAGATATTCTAATGGCACAAAAGTATGGATTGAAATCGTTATACTACCATAATACAAAGGGAGAAGATGACGTATCAACTGATTGTGAATCGTGTAAGTTGTAAAAATTTGGATTGACGATAATGGGTCTTGGTGTTATAATACAAGACCCAAAACAAAAGGAGAGAAAATATGTCGGAAACTTGTTCGTTTACTTTTTCAAAGTGCAAGACAGATCACATGAATGACCCCATGTACCTATCATCTAATGGTCACGATATTTCAAGAACTGATATGGTGAAGTATCCAACAATTCTTAAAATGGATGAGAAGATGCGTTCGTTGTTTTGGGTACCAGAAGAAATCACAATCTTACAAGATAAAAAGGACTTTAAGGATTTACCAGAACATCAACAAAAAATATTTACAGAAACCCTATTACGGGCTACTATGCTAGATAGTATTCAAGGTAGAGCACCAAGTGCGGTATTATTGCCAATCTGCACTAACCCTGAGTTGGAACTCGCGATCACTACGTGGGATTTTTTCGAGAGCATTCATTCAAAGTCGTATTCATATATCATTAAGAATGTTTACACTAACCCGTCAGCAATATTTGACGAACTGAAAGATATTTCTGGTATTACTGATTGTTCTAGTTCTATTGCAGAGTATTATGATGACTTGTATGTATATAATGCCAAGGCAGTGCTACACTCACAAGGATATGACGTTGGCTATGACTTATACGAGCATAAGAAGAAGCTATACTTATGCCTGACCGCGATTAATGCGCTAGAAGCAATTCGATTCTATTCAGCATTTGCGGTATTCTTTTCACTTGGTGAGAATGATATTATGCAAGGTACAGCTAAAATCCTCCAGATGATTGCCCGTAGACACTTTAAGTAAAAGGCTACTTAAATTGCGGCTTCAAGTAGTGATACTTGTCGAATAACTTCGTTAAATCAGGGGAACTCTTAGCAAGTAGTGTTGAAGACAATCCTGAGATTTTAGTTTTGTTGTGATATAATAAATAATGTAGTAATTCAACAATAAGATGAAGAGGTGCATTATTTATGAAAGATTTCATTAATTACTACGAAACTAGAATTGCAACGACTATCCCTGACGGGAGTACACCATAAGCGATTGATGGTGGAAAAGCGAAGCAACTCATTGAGTTGGTGATATAGTCTAATCTGCATAGAAATGTGTAGCAGTTCTGAATAGAACGGTATATGGTGTAGCGATCATGTGCGAATATAATGGATGAAAGCCTTCACGTAGGTTTAACTACTTACCAAATTAACACTTTACCAAAAGAAGATGAGGACTATGCAAAAATTGCTAAAGATTCTTATGACGAGATGGTAAAAGTATATAATGATGTCGTACATCAGGAAATTGATTGGGTTAAATATATCTTCAAAGAGGGGTCTATGCTAGGGCTTAACGAAGATATGCTAAGTGAGTATATCTATTACTTAGGAAGACAGAAGATTAAACAATTTGGTTTCAAGGAAGAAGATATTAAGTTTCCTATCATTAAATCAAACCCTTTACCTTGGATGGACAACTGGCTTAATTTGTCTGCTACACAGTCTGCACCGCAAGAGATTGAACAAATCAACTATCGTGCTGGTGCTGTTGATTTGAATGATTCCGACTTGGGTGATTTTGATTTTTAAAAAAGGAGAATATATGGATTTTGTTGTTTACTCAAAGCCCAACTGCCCACAATGCGTTCAAGTTAAGAATATACTAAATGCCGAGAACATTGTATACGAGGAACGTCAGATTGACCATGACAATATTGAAATGCTTATGGAGTATACTCGTTCGGCTCCAGTAGTGTTCATCGGTGGAAAATTTGTAGATAATGATGATATTCTTGGAAGAACTTGGAAAGAGGAACTAGATTTAAGCGGAATTGACTTATAAACATCGATGTTTATATAAATATAAAGGAGTCACTAGGACTCCTTTTTTGTATTTAATGCGGTGAAAATATGACAAAAACTATTAGGATTGTTAGATTTAAAGAATCAGATAACTCAGCAACAGTTGGTAAGTGCTTCTTAGATGACAAGTTTTTTTGCTTCACAATGGAACAACCGTGGAATGATAATGAACCATACAAATCTTGCATTCCAACTGGCGTGTATAATTTAGTTGATTTCAACTCACCAAAATTCGGACACACTTATGCTCTAGTTAATGAAGTCATTGGTGTTACACCGTACAAAACAAACCTCAATAACCGAACTAATCGATATGCTATCCTATTCCATTCAGCAAATTGGGCTAAACAACTAAATGGTTGCATTGCATTAGGTGAGAGGCTAATCACAGATGGAAATGGCGATAAAATGATTACATCATCAGCAAACATGACCAGAAACTTTCTTAAAAAAATTAACTCTGATTCTGTTGTAGAAATTGTAAACGAAGGAGACTGGCAATGAGCGATGAAGCTATAAACACTATTGTAGAACACGCGATAGATAAAGACACTGATTCTGATGTACATAATTGGCGTGTTCAGGATGGGTGGGGAAGAAGAAACTTGTCAAGTCGAATGATTGTTGTTACAATGATAATTCTTATGCTAGGTATGTTGACTGGATTTTTCATGGGTTTTCCTGTTCCTGATGGTTTTTGGTCATCTATAATTTGGGCAAGTGCTTTGATTGTGGTAGTATATGCAATTGGCCCATCAGCTTTAGAACAGGCGAGTGATTTGGTAAGTAATATAAAGGGGTTTAGATGATTATTAGTAAATTAAAAACATATATGTTAGCAATTGGCGCAGCAATAGCCAGTATTGGTTACTTAATACTTAACCATAAGGCTAAAAAAGCAGAACAAGAAAGAGATGAACTTGAGCGTGAGTATGATGAATACAAACTTTCTCAACTTCTAAAACAAGAAGAACAAAAGCGTTTGGTTGCCGAAGTTGAGAAGGAATCTGCGATTAGTTCTACAAAAAAGCAAAAAGAAGTTACGGAGGATGTTATTGATTACAAGAAACAAATCACAGAAACGATGAAGGAGACGGAAAATGAAAAGACTTTTACTTTTAGTTCTTAGTTCTGTTTTGGTTGTCGGTTGTGCTAAACCAAATACCGTTATTGTTCCAGTAACAACACCTCATCCGACAATAACAACCGAAGGATTCAATCATATTGAGTCAATGACGTTTAGTGCTTCCAATAACAATGGCATGATTTGTCTAACCCAAGAAGATTTTATAAACTTGACAACACATCTAAGACATAGTAGAATATCACACAACAAGTTGCTAGATCATGTTATAGAATTTAATAAAAATGTTGAAGAAGTTAATGCGCGAATAAGTAGCGATTAAACTCTATTTTTTGTGAAATCTACTACAAAAGACCAACATTTCGTTGGTCTTTTACTATAAAGGGGATAAAGTTATGGCAGTTTATAAAAACGAGATTGGTTATATGTGGTTGATTGAAGACATTCTACGTCATGGAGTGGAAGTCCCTGATCGGACAGGCGTGGGGTGTATTGCTTTATTTGATGCTAAGGTAATGTATGACCAGTTCCCATTCAGTACGTATAGACCTGCTCCTCTTAGAATGGCATTCGAGGAATTTTGGATGTTTATTCGTGGAGAAACACAAACAAAATACCTAGAAGAAAAGGGTATTAACTTTTGGAAAGGTAACACAAGTCGAGAGTTCTTGGACAAGCGGGGGTTGACCCATTTAGTTGAAGGGGACATGGGAAAGGGATATGGATTTCAATTCAGAAACTTTGGACAAGGATATACCGAACATGGTGACGAAATTTATGGTGTCGATCAACTTAAAAACCTTTATGAAGGGTTGAAGAATGACCCATATGGCAGACGACACTATGTTACTTTTTGGAATCCACAACAATCAGATGAAATGGCATTGACCCCCTGTCATCACAGTCATCAGTTTGTTGCTCTTCCTGACGGAGATGGCAATGATGTTCTTCATTTAAAGCTACTAAATCGGTCACTTGACAGCGTTTTTGGATTTTTGTATGCCTCTCAGCAATATTACTTATATATGATGGCTATGGCTAAACTTCTTAATATGAAGGTTGGGAGGCTTTCTGTAGATTTAACTCATGTTCATATATACAACAATCAGATAGAATATGCCAACGAGTTATTAACAAGAGAAATAGGAAAACCTGGTAAAGTTACTATAACAAAAGAACTTAATACTCTTGATGACTTGATTTCTATGGAATGGTCTGATATACTTGTTGAAGATTTGTTAGTTAATACAACACCTTTTAAAACACCAAGACCCCCGATGGCAGTATAAATACTAATATAACAAAAGGAACAAAAATGGACATATATGATTTTTTCGACCAATTAGAAGCAGACTTTGGATATGTTCCAAAGGTGTGTGTTGAAACATACACAAATGTTTATGATATTCCAGAAGCTGAACTTAAAAAAATGATTGAACGTGACTTCAATCATTTGCTAGAAGCAGCTTCTGTAATCAGAGAAAGCAAAAACTACGCCGAAGAAAAGTCTGCAATAAAAGAGGTATTAGAAAATGTCCAAGCCTTTTAATATTCTAATGGAGGAACTGATTGGTTTTGTTGATGGTGTTGATATAATGCTTTCACATCATGTTAAGTTCGATAAACGTAATGGAAGAAATCGCCAAGGCAATTTAAAGAATAGCTGTTTGGCTAAAATCATAAACGACGGGTTGCGAATGGCAAGGTTCAGAACAGCCAGTCCTGATGGCAATTATCACATTAAGACAACACGAAACGGTGTAAACATTGGTGTTGTTGTGAGTGATAATGGAAATCATTTTAAAGTTGTTACGATCATTATACAAAAGAACCCAATATTTAAAAATAAGACAGAAGGTTCAGTTTTTAATATTCCACCAATTGACGGCATTTGCTAGGAGAGTTTTATGATAATCGGGTTAGTCGGATATGCTGGGGCTGGAAAGGATACTGCGTATGCTTTAATGAAACCACAATTACAGAATTATAAAAACTTTAAGTTTGCTGGAAAGCTTAAAGAGTTTTGTTCAAATATGTATGATATGCCACCTCAGACTTTTGAGGTGTATGAAGAAAAAATGAAAGATTTTTCTTTCATTATCAGTGTAGAAGAATACCACAAAAGATTTAAAGAACTTTGCTGTGAGGTGTTAAATATTTGCGATATGCCTCATCTATCGAGCATATCTTTAATGGAACTTTGTTCAAAGATTGAAAATGGCATGGTGTCAATAGAAACAACACCAAGAAAGATCCTTCAGATTATTGGCACAAATGTTTTTCGTGATTATTATTCAGAAACGGTTTGGATTGATTTTTTGGAAGAAGGTGACTATGTTGTGACTGACGTAAGATTTCTAAACGAAGCCGAGAAGATAAAAGAACTTGGTGGTGTCTTGGTCAGAGTTCAAAATAAAAACCAACCACATTCTAGTTTTTTACATGAGTCTGAAAAGTATATAGAAGAAATTAAATGTGATAGTGTGATATATAATGATGGGGAAAGCCTTGAAAGTTTTGATTTGGCTTTAAAAAATTCCCTACGAGATTTAAATATTTTATAAATACATATACTAATAATTAAAATATTTAAAGGCAAACCGATGAGTGAAATGGAGACGCGCCTGCATTTAGTAGAGCACGTACTACATGACTATAATGCTAGAATGAATGCCCACCGAGAAGGGCTAGAAAAACTAGAAGAAAAACATTCAACATTAGTGTCTAAAGTTAATGTGCTTGAAGGGGATGTAAACAACTACACCAGAAATCATAGTGAAGCAATACGAACTTTGCAAGAAACGGTTCAGGCGTTAAGAGAGTTGACCAATGAACTTAAACAAGATTCAAGGATTCAAGAAAAATCTGTCAATTCCTTGATAGAACAGATGCGAGAAATGAACAGTTCTATTGGTTCTCTTTCTCGCACCATGTATAAATTTTTATATATAGGTGGTGGGGTGTTTATAGCCTTCTCGTTGTTAGCCAATGGGACATTGTCGAATATAATTTTAAAATTGTCTGGAGGCGGTTGATATGAAATCTAATGTACAAGAGAACAGCAATAGGCTGATAGACGAGAACAAGGAGATGTTCAATTCGGTAAGCCACGAGATTAAGGTAATGCGGTTTATTAATAAAATCTTCGGTGGCATTCTCGTATTATTGGCTTTTATGGTTGCTTATTGGGTGGTCGAGCCCGACCCATTACAAATAACCAAGTCCGAAGATTCTGCGGATATTATTGTATGTGTTGATGGTGCATTTAGCTTCAAAAGGCACGTTGTTACCTCAAAATATTTGCAAGTTTCTGTAGAACCACGTTTATTTGATTTTGCCACTAATTCAACTTTTGTGTTAGAGGGAAAAACTTACGAAGGTGCGGCTCAAGATGGTATAGTTACTTACAGACATAGAATTGGGAATTCTTTTCCAAGTGGTGTCTATGAGTATAAACCAACTCTTAATTATGCAGTCAATCCTATAAAAAGTATTTCTAAAGCTGCACCTTCTCAAATCGTTGTGTTTGGTTGTAGAATTGATAGTGCGACTTATAAAGAGGTTGTTGATATTGTCAGTAACCAGTATGCGCCGACTGATTTAAAGATTGAACTAATCTTGTTGGTTATGGAAGGTATATAAGCGATGGCACTCATTGTGTGCTCGGTCAATTCATTTGAAGGTCAGTACCTAACCGGGTATCCGCATTATCAGGGAATGGAGAACAAATACTTCGAGTCTATCGTATATGACATTTCATGCGGAGACCCCGCGCCTGGATATTCTTTGAGTGGTGATATTGCTCCAAACTTAATATGCGAAACCCCGTCATCCACTAGCACAAGAATAATCGCTCCAACCATAGGACAACTTTTTCCTGACGATAGTGTGTTGGGTGAGGTGGTTAAACAATGGGAAGTGGAAACGTTAACATTTGGGTTTCCAAACTCTGACCAAGGTTCATCTACTTTTACCCCAAGACAAACAGGAACAAACGTAACTAAAACTTTTGATTTTGAGTTGGTGTATGATGGCATTTCGGCAGGTGCTCCTTGTAAAAATACATTACCATTGACGCTGATTGTTATGATCGATTGGGCATACCAATCAACATCATCTTACATTGAAGTGAAAAAACTTAACGACGTGTGGGTATAGGGGAATTATATGAAAGGTGGTGGAATGCGCTTGGGGGATATTGCTTTCCCTTATGGAGACCATATCGTTTGGCAATCTGTTTCTACTATTGAAGGTGCTGCAACGGTATTCATCAATGGACTGCCAGCAATTCGCATTGGGGATACTTATTCTACGCATTGCTTAGGTTCATCATGTCATGCGCCTATACAAGACACAGGAAGCCCTACTGTAATCATTGAAGGAAGTCCTGCCACTAGAATAGGTGATAGAACTGATTGTGGAATGTTGGTGGGTACAGGAAGCCGTGATGTGTTTATAGGTGAGTAAACGCATCACCATATATCAGAACTTCATTGTGTAAGAAATCCCATAAGCAGTAAATCTCTCATCTCCGTATGAATGGGCATAGTCAAACTTCAGACCATGCTTTGTGCCACTAAGACTAACATCAAATCCAACCAATTGGCTGTTAAACTTATAATCACTACTAAAGACGTCCCTATGTCTAACGTATACACCCGCGCTTCCATATTTGAAAGGTTTTGATGCCTTAGCCGCCACTACATAATAACCATCATCGGTGTAGCTATCCATTAGGCATCCTAAGCCTGTTCCAATGGTAAAATTTATCCCATCAACATTGTGTGTTTTTGATATAATACCTTGTGTTGTGGTTCGGTTGTATCTAGAATTTTTTGATTTCAGCCCCGTCATGTTCACGGACATTACCGTATTCAGTGGGGTTGAAAAATTTGTCTGTAAAGCCGCGCCATGCAAATCGTTGCCTTTGTGATTTTCTATAAAGATGCTTTGTATAGAAACTGAGTTAGCTATTGTAACCATTGGCACACACGCAAGGGCGATTGCTGATAAAATGTTTTTCTTCATTCTGTTCTCCGAGATTAAAAATATATATTACAGAATATTTATAAATTATGTTGACAACGCTTAAAACATATAATAGAATATAAATCGTGTTGAGTTGGCTTGCTTTTGGCGTAAAATTGATAAGACCTATCTAATGCAACTCAACACGATAAACCAGAACAAGACAAATGGTAGTGCAGACTAAATAAATCTTGACTCACTGCATCGCGTAGGTTAAGATAGTCTTGTTGTCTAGTTGAACCAACGGACAGGGTTTAAAACAGTTTCCTACTTCTGTAAAAAGTAGGACTTATCAAAATGGGTGTAAGTAATCCGACATTGTAAACCTTCGGGGGAGTTGATGAAAAACGGATGTAGTTCGATTACTCTTGGATTGAGAGTCTAGCACCCATTTTGATAAGTGAGAAGTAACCTAGCCTAGCTGGTTATAAAGAAGTGGTGGCGTTAATGCTACGGTACTAACTTAATAGTGTGTCAACCACCATAATAGTAATGTGTGACTGCTCTACTTAACACTTATCGATCAAATTCTTTAACAGTGTACGTCTACATTAGATATTAAAGCAGGGAGTTTTAACTATTACAAAAAGGGGGAAGTTGATGGGATTGTTTATTTGGAGCGTAGCTATTGTTTTACTTATTGTGTATATTGTATTACGAAAGCGGTCTGGACATAAAAGAGTTACATGAAAGAGACAAAAGCGCACTGCGTAGAGTTTTAACCAAAGAATATGCCGAAACTTTAAAAGAAATGTAATTGGAGAAGCGTGGAATATGACTGAGGAAGAGTACCACATGAAATCCGCTTTTCTGATCGCGGAGTTATCGAAGTGTGAGAGAAAAAAGGTTGGAGCAGTATTGGTGAAAGACGGCAGACATTTATGTACTGCTCGGAATGGAACTCTTGCAGGGCAAGATAATTGTTGCGAAACTAAAGAGTATATGAACCCTGATTCTGGTGGATGGCTGGACTTAGAAACCATAGAAGAACAATATCCATATAAAGCTGATAAAGGTCGTTACAAATTGGTAACGAATGAGTTGACATTGCACGCAGAGCAGAATATACTTACATACTGTGCTAAGAATGGAATACCAACAAATGGGTCAACCATCTACATTACCCTGAGTCCTTGTAAGACTTGTGCTAAACTAATGGCAAGTGCTGGAGTACAAAGAGTAGTATACAGTGAACAATATAGAGATACCGAAGGTGTTGATTTCTTAAAGAGAGTCGGCATCGAAGTCGAACAATATGATTTTTTACTACAAAAAGGAGAGGTGGGATGAGAGGTAAAGTGGCTAAAGCTTATCGTAAATTGGCAAAAACTATGCAGTTGTCTGAAACGGAATATATCGAAACACGACACCCGATTTATATGAAAAATGGTATGCCTGTTATTGGTGTAACCATTCGACTCAAAGATGAGTGTGAACGAGGTTTCTATCAAAAATTAAAACACGCCCACACGCGAAGCCGATAAAAACAAAATCCCCTTAACTGGGGATTTTTTATATTAGGTATTGACATTGAGGCTAAGGTTTAGTATACTAACACACGTAAACAACAAAGGAGAGTCAATATGAAGCTAGTAGTGCCGTGGGAAGAAAAGAATACAACCATCAAGATCAAAAACATCGATGTAAACGAAAATCTTAACATTTCCTTAGACGTTAAGTATGATGAGTCTGTTGCCTCGAGAGTAGAAGTTGAAGAATTCCTCACAGTGTTCTTTACTGAAGCCATTAAAAACCAGATTGATGAGTTGTATATCGACAAGTATATCGAAAATATTGAGAAAGGAGAATAGAATATGTTTAAGAAAATTATTGTAGGTCTGTTTTTATCATTGTTTGCTTTAACAGCAAGTGCGAGTTCTTTTGTTAAAATTGAAGAAGATGCTATTGTTTGTGACAGTGTTTCAGACCTGAGGTATCTTGTACAAATGGTACAAGAAAATCAAGAAGCAATGTTTAATGAATATTTGATGTTTGTTTTGGAAAAGAACCGTTGCGGTTTAGCAAAACCAAATATCATCGGTAAGGTTGTTGATGTTGACAGTGATTTTGTTTTGATCGAGGGCGTTTCTGTGGTTGGTCGAGTGTGGGTAATGCACACACAGTTAGTCAAATAAAGGTGAGATGATATGAAGAATAAACTCATTGGTATTGTCGCAATGACAGATGAAGGTGTCATTGCAATTGACGGAAAGCTTCCTGTAAAATCTAAAGTGGACATGAAGCACTTTAAAGAAACAACCGAGGGCAACATCGTTATTATGGGAAACACAACCTATAAAACATTAAATGGACAGTTACCAAATCGTCTAAACATTGTTTTAACTAAATCAAAGATTGACGGTGATCCATCAACTCGTCCATATTACACTGATTCAATTTTAAACGCCATCAGATACCAACCAGTAGGCGATACTAGGGACTTGTATGTGATTGGTGGTACTAAGGTATATCGTGCAATGTTACCAATGTGTGATGAAGTTATCATTACTGTATTCAGTTTGAGCACAGTAGAAGAAAATTTTGATGATGAGTTGACTTTGTTTCCATTTAAGGTTACAGTCTTTGATGAAGGCGTTTTGGTTACTCAAACAAATGTATCTTTACCATCGTTGAACTCATTCTTTCCATATTATGAAATCGAGAGAAAATTTGAAGAGAATGGAATCATCGGGCGTATCATTCGTTTTAAGAAGGAAATCTAAATGAAGATTATTCATAAGTCTTGGTTATCCAAGAAGCAGATTAAAGCGATACAAAAGGAAAAAGAAGCAACGTATATATGCGATAACCCTCTAAGGCTAAGAGACGGAAGTTGGGCAAATTTCCCTATCGCTATTTTTTATGCCAAAACTCCTCATCCTAATGGGTCTAATTGGTTTGGATTGTATAATGATTATATGGGAAGGGTTATGATTGTCAATGCAGGAGAAGTAGAAGGCAGAGAGATTGATGGACTGATCGTTGGTGATAAGATTATTTATTCATCTTATCGACATCATTTGCACTGTCTGTCTGACGAAAATGGTGATTATGCCTGTATTGATGGTGGCATCGACTATCTTAAACTTACAGGTACGGCTAAAATAACCAAATCTATCATAAGACTTAAAATTACTAAAGACGGATTAATGGAGGTGTAAGAGATGGATATTATTACTAAGGCGATTGATGTTGTTCTTTCTTGTGAAACTGTACCACAATTGGAATATGCTAGACGGTATATTGAGTTGATTGAACAACACTCAACTGAAGATGATTTTCGAGGTATTGTTGAACTGTATAGCCAACAATATTCTAAGGTATTGCGGTCAAACTTAGAAACCGCATTTGATTAGGTATCGTATGCAAAGCAGATTATCGTCATTCATTGAACAGGTACTGAATGTGGGGTCTGGGTTCATTTTGTCTTTGGTTATATGGGTATTTGTTATTGTGCCCATATTTCATTTTGAAGTGTCCATGACAGAGAACCTAATGGTCACAGCGATTTTTACCATAGTCTCCATCATTCGTGGATACTTTTGGCGAAGATTATTTAACAAGATACACGGAAAGGTAAACCAATGAATATATTTTTTGCCAATGTGCCATTTGCAACAGAAGAAGAAATCCATAATGCTAGAACCAAGTATGGTTTAGAATTTATATTTGAGTCTGATGATGTCTTTGATAAAGATGGCACCAAATCACCAATCATCACCATATTTAGAAACCGTGGCAATATGTTCAAGTCAAAGTGGGTTGGGCTTGACTTTGTTAACGAAGAAATATATGACTTTGACGACATAATCGATAAATTCAGAATCATTTATGCAGTTAATACTCCATACGGTTATCTGTATAGTAGAGCATTCCATGAGACGTGTGTTCTTGATGTTTCTAAAAAGCGTTATAAAATATCGGGTGGAAGAATGATAGCGAAGTCTGATAACCCTCTTACCCCTTTATACTTAACAGATGATGGATTCGTGGTGCTCCAATAAATATAACAATATAAAAGGAAAATCAAATGAAGCAAGAAATAAGAAAATTGATACGAGAATCCCTTATGTAGGCGCAACAGCTAAATGAAGCTGTAAGATTTGGTAATAAACAGATTGCAGAGGTAATGCGCCATGCTAATAGTTTTCTAGTTGGTGGTGAGTTTGAGTTCTCATATGGCGATATTTCGTCTGATGTTGATTCTTATATAGATTCAGTGTCTGCTTATGAAGTAGACGAAGCGTATGGCAAACGTATGGAAGAAATATACGAAACCCTTGGTGATGCTTTTGCCATTATACATCTATCCGAGTCCGAAAGAGTATTTGAAGGAGTATTGGAGACTGGAAACTATGGCGAGGTTGATGTTGAGTACGCAGAAGAACTTCGCCTAGCAACCCAATACTTCTCGAAGATTCACCAAAGTGTTGCAAACGAAAATAGAATCATCGAAGCATTAGAATACACATACGGAAATGATATATTTGATGAAGTCATAGCGAAAGCACCGTGGGCTATGCGAAACTTATCAAAACTCAAGCACAACATAGAGAATGGTGAATATGACGAAAATTTGGTGTCTGAGATATACCAATACTTATTATACGTGAATGGGGTAGACCTCATCCAAGAACGATTGGGGATTTTTTTTTATCCCACAATAAAAGGAGAGATTTTTATGTTTAAACTGCCATCACTACGACAAGCGAAACGTCTAGTTAAAAAATATAAGCATTTTGTGATGAAAAAAGAAATCATTGATGGGAAAACTGTTTATCAATTCGACTATCTTTTAGCAAGCCCAAAAGACTTCACAGTAACCCCTTATGCAAAAGAACTAAGAGGCATTGCTTATGTTTCCTCATTCTTTGGATTAATCAACGAAACTGTACCAATGCTACATAAGTTTCACAATCTTAATGAGTGTGATGGTTATATGTTCGATGACTTAAATGGATGGGTAGTCTTAGGTATTCAGGAAAAGGATGATGGGTCTGTTATTAACTTCATCAATATTGCTGGAAAGTTTTATGCCAAGTCTAAGTATTCATTCCAATCATATCAGTCACAGAAAGCCCAAGAACTTTTTGATAATAGTTCAAACCTTCAGAAGTGTGTTTCATTTTTCTATGATATGGGATATACGCCAATCTTTGAATTAGTTGGTAGAGATAATCCTATTGTTGTTGAATATGGAGACTTGGAACTAAGACTTATTCAGATAAGAAGTACAGAAACTGGTAATTATGTTCATCCAAAAAATATTCTAATGTGGGCAGGACACTTCAACGTACCAACAGGAAAGTTTGATCCTATCATGGGTCTTGAACCAACATTCGGAAACGTATTTGACCGATACTACAAAGACAAAGTAGAAACCTTAGAAGGGATAGAGGGTTGGGTGTTTACACTAGAACACCCAATAACAGGAGAAACTAAATTAGTCAAGGTTAAGACAAAATGGTATCTAGCCCTTCATGGTATAATGACTGGCTCAACATTGTTTGCTAATAATATCATTGAGTATATCCTAACCGATACGATTGATGATGTTGTTTCTAGTATGAAGTTTGTTGAAAACGATTTCCGTAAGAAGTTTATTGATGAAACAATAGAAACTATTGACAACTACTATAATACGGAATATACTAGACTTGTTAATATTCTTGAAAAGTATAAGCATATGGATAACAAAGAGTTTGCTAATCAATATAAAACTACTCCAAACTTCCATGTACTGATGGCGGGGCGAAAAGGGAAAGATGTTGGTAAACTTCTTAAAGAATCCATCATCCGTCAAACACGCAAAAAAGAAATGGCTGAGACTTTTCTACAAGATATAAAGGAGAAAGATAATGGAAGTATTACAGTGGTTTAGAAAAAATCATCCAAACGTTTTAGAAAGAATGAAGAATGTTCCGCATGGATATGTGGATGGATATTTAGAAAGTTATTCTCCATATCATTTAGAGGGTGATGTGTATACCCATACCATGCTAGTATATAGCCATGCGGCTAAAAATTTTGCAAATGAGCCGGAACTTCTAGCCGCACTATTGCATGATTATGGTAAAGTGTTTACAGCATTTGATGACCACGAGAAGCAAAGAAGATTTTTCCGTGGACATGAGGGGGTTTCTTTCTTTCGTTCCATTAACATTGTAAAAGAATATATGCAATCTTCCGATATGGGTAATCTATCAGAAGAAGCAAGAGATGAATTGACGAAAGCTGTTTTATTTGCAATCGCAAATCATGGAGTTGGTTTTAACCATAACCCAAGAACAAAAGAAGATGTAGAAAAATTGGTTTCTGTTGTTAATAAAACTGAAAAATATATGTTAGACGGATTGATGGAAGCAGATTATTTGGGGAAGATTTGTGAGAAAAAGAACAAGAAATCCCTTGACCTTTTTCAAGTTGTCGGAGTCGATAAACCACCTGTAGACTTCTATAAGGAAGTTGTTATTATGGTTGGATTACCAGGTTCAGGAAAGTCTACTTATATTAAAAATAACTTACCAACGCACTCGGTTGTTTCAAGAGATGAAATTGTGGAAGCAATGAATCCTGATATGAGTTATGCCAAAGCATTTAGAAATGCAGACCAAAAAGAAGTTGATAGACTTCTCATGGAAAAGTATAATGAATCGTTAAAAACATCAACTAAGGTTGTGGTTGATTTAACTAACCTTTCTAAGAAGTCAAGAAAGAAATGGATTACACTAGCTAGACAAAAGCAATTTAATGTTCGTGCTGTTATTATGGCAACCGACTTTATGGACTGTTGTCAGAGAAGAAATGCAACTGAAAAGATTGTACCTTATAGCGTCATTGCGGATATGTCAACCAAGTTCACCTACCCTCTTGGTGACGAAGTTGATGCTGTCCAAATGGTTATATAAATAATTTTGGAGGTGGTAATGTTTTTCGTTACCACCGTTTTACTCCCTTAAAATAATATCCCTTATCGGGTATTGGAGATTATATGTCCGATTTAACACGCGCACAACGTAGATAAATTAAACGGGATCGCAGAAGAGAAAGAAACGCCAAACGAAATCCTCGATATGAATCTGATACATTCCAATCTATTCCAGTTATTCAAGACTACTCCCCTCCAAAAATTCAAAAGAAAATCGAAGCACAGACCGAAGCACAAGGTCACTACTTATTATCGATAGATTCAAACATTGTGACAATCGCAATCGGTCCAGCAGGAACTGGTAAAACTTTTTGCTCTGTTGCTAAGGCTTGCGAAGCATTGGAATCCAAACAAGTTGATCGAATTATCCTAACAAGACCATTAGAGGATTCTGAGTCTAATCGTATTGGGGCATTACCAAGTCTAAAGTAGAAGCGTATTTAAGAGCAGGAAAGATTGTTCCAATGCCCTTGGCATTTTTGAGAGGTCATACCTTAGATAACTGTTTCGTCATCTGTTCTGAAATGCAAAATAGTACACCTACCACTATGAAACTCATCTTAACACGAATTGGGAAATATTCTAAGGTTGTTATTGATGGGGATGTTAAACAAAAAGACATACGTGGACTTTCTGGATTAGAAGATGCCGTAAGACGTTTACAGGGGGTAAAAGGCATTAATACTGTTGAGTTTACTAAAGACGACATTGTTCGTTATATCTTAGACCGATACGAAAACTAATTCTTGACACCCTCTAGAAATTAGGTTATACTTCCTCTTGATTTATTAACTAAAGAGGGGTATAATCACAAATGAAAATCTTCCAAACCATTCTTCTTTTCGCAGTCTACCTTCCAATTTTATATTTTGGACTTCAAGCTGATTCCTACCCAATTCTAACATGGGCTTCTTATTTTATTCTATTTTTATTCTTTTTAGGTTCAGCAGGTAGTTTCTTGATCGGAAACAGAATCGAGAGAGTTTTATTTGACATGATGAATAAAAACGAAGCACACTCTATCCATAACTTTGCAGAAAAAGGATTCGGCTTCATACAGACCACACTTTTTGCGTTACCTGTCACATACATCTTATTCATTAATGGGCATGCCACGACGGCGGCATTATTCTTGACATCTTATCTTATTGGTGTATACTACTTGTTTAAAATGAAAAAAACTGCCAGAGTATTCAGTTCGGCAATCCTACTGAAAAGAGAAAATGATTTATATAAAATTTATGGAGATAAGCTATGAAGAAGTTGTTAGTTGATAAGTATCGCCCAGTTAAGTTAAGTGATTATGTCTTTCAAACAAAATCAAATGAGCGCAAGATTAAGAAATGGTTAAATGAGAATTCAATCCCTAATGTTCTAATGTCAGGACCACCGGGTACAGGTAAGACAACCATGAGCCGCATTCTAGTTAATGAGTTGGGCATTGATGATATGGATGTCTTAACCATCAATGCGTCATTAATGAAATTAGAGGACATCAGAGAAAAGATTATTCCATTCTTAGGAAAGAGTTCATTCAGTGCTTTCAAGATTATTCAGCTAGAAGAAGTTGATAGATTGAACTATAGCCAAACCAAAAGCCTACTATCGCTCATTGAAGACAACAGTGATCGTGTTCGTTGGATATTGACTTGTAACTATGTTTCTAAATTAGACACAGCACTTCTTTCTCGGTTTGAAGCAGGTCATCTAGTTATGGATGAACTCAATGAGGATGGTGTTCTTGAATATATCATTAATATCATCGAACAAGAAGAAATCATTGTTAATGATGACATGGACTTACTATCTCACATTGATGCCTATTGGAGTGATATTCGAAAAATCTTGATGTCCATTGAAGGACATTTGGATAGTGATAATGTTCTGCATAGCCTAGAAACAAAGTCTGGCTCTACTGATGTTGCAGAGTTCGAAGCAATCTTTAGACAAGGTGAAGCAAAAGAAAGACTAGCGGACTTACTAGAACTTACCGCACACGTTGATGCTAATAACTTTGAATGGTTCTACACGGTGTTATATGAAACGGCAGGTAAGAACTTTACAGACGTTGGGGAATCTGTTATTATTATTGCAGAATCATTGGATAGAGCATTGCGTAGTGCAAACCAACGACTCACGTTGGATGCCTGTTTGTATAAACTGTTTATGGGAGAAGAATAAGAATGAATGTACTGAGTCTTTTTGATGGTTTAAGTGGCTGTCGCATAGCGCTTGAGCGCGTAGGCATACCCCCTTCAAAATATTATGCGAGTGAGATTGATAAATATGCAATCAAAGTAGCGCAAGCCAATTACCCCGATACGGTGCAATTAGGGAGTGTGACAGAATGGCAAAACTGGGATATTGATTGGTCGAGTATTGACTTGGTGACAGGTGGCTTTCCATGCTTTGTTGCAGGTACGCTTGTTACAACAAGGGATGGTCTAAAGCCAATCGAGGAAGTTAAGAAAGGTGACGAGGTTATTACGCACAAACATCGCTTTAAAAAAGTTGTTGTACCCATGATTAAAGTTTCAGACCACTTTAATTTAGTAAAAATACAAGGCAGTCATGAGCTAAAAGTGACAGATGAACACCCATTTTATGTTCGTGAGTTGAGTAGAAAATGGGATAACGAATTAAGAAGAGATAAGCGTTGCTTCTCAGAGCCAAAGTGGGTTGACTGTAAGGATTTGACCACAAATCACTTTGTAGGCGTACCTATCAACCAAAACTCAATTTCCCCAAGTTTCAGTAGTGATATTCATTTTTGGTATATGATTGGCCGATATGTTGCAGATGGATATAGCAGCACTACAAATAAGCATAGCCGTGGTAAGGACAATTCTAAAGCTGACAGACGAGTTTATAAGACAATTATTACTTGCGGAAAGCATGAAGAACCTCAAATGGATTCAATTATAAATTCAGTTGATTACCATACAACAAAATCTGTAGAACGAACAAGTATTAAGTACACCATCTCGAATAAAGAATTATGGGAGTTTGTGCAATCTTTTGGGCGAGGTGCTGAAAACAAAGAGATACCGCCATTTTTATTTGACGCACCAATTGAGATTATTAAATCGTTCTTAAATGGTTATTTATCAGGTGATGGCTGTTTAATCCACAGTGAAGAATATAAACGCAATAAGAACATGAGCCAGTTGACAACTGTGAGTGAAAAGTTGGCTTATGGTTTAATACAGCTTGTGCAAAAAGCATACAAAACTCAGCCAACAATAACAAAAGCAAAAGTTGCTTCAAAGAAAATAATTGAGGGTAGAGAGGTTAATCAGAAACCATTTTTTGCCGTTCGTTTTTATAAACAAAAACCTAGACTAGCAAAATATTTTGAAGAAGACGGCTTTATATGGACACCATTTAAATCAAAAGAACGCTTTGAGGAATCAATTCCTGTTTACAATTTTGAGGTTGAAGATGACAATTCTTATGCGGTTAATAATTTAATCGTACATAACTGCCAGGCCTGGTCGGTCGCTGGTAAACAGATGGGCGATAAAGACGAGCGCGGTATGTTGTTTTGGACTATGCTTGATGTGATGAAGCAGGTTAGGAAGCACAATCCAAATGCCCATTTCTTGGTTGAGAACGTCAAGATGAAGAAAGATTTTGAACAGTACATCACCCATCACACCGTACAAGCGTTAGGTGAGGTGCATAAAATCTTGATTAATTCAGCATTAGTATCGGCTCAAAACCGTAATCGGTATTATTGGACTAGCTTCCCTGTAACACAGCCCGAAGATAAGGGCATTGTGTTGGCGGATATTATTGAGAGCGGTGAAGCAACTGGTGAGATGACAACTAAAAATGGTAAAAGTTATGGACTAACAGCGTCTTATGGAGGGGCGGTGGCATGGAATAGCATAGCTAAAAAGCAAGGGTCTATGATTTTAGAACGCCCTTGTGAGCCACGTGAATTTAATGAAAATTCAATCTGTCATCGTGAGCCTAAGGTTTTATGCGGTGCTATGCGTGGGCGATACATTGTTGATGGTAAACGACAAGACCATAAAATGAAAACAGCAGGATTGACCGAGCAAAGGCTAGAAATTAGACAGGATGAAAAAACCAACAGCCTAACAACGGTGCAAAAAGATAATGTTGTGGTTGAAGACTTGAAGGCGCTAACTTATCGCAAACTCACACCGCTGGAATGTGAGCGGTTACAAACCTTGCCTGATAATTACACAGCACACGTGAGTAATTCGCAACGTTACAAGATGATTGGTAATGGCTGGACTATTGACGTTATTGCTCATATACTGCATTGTATGTTAAGTCCACCAAAAAAGAAAGAAAGCCTATTTGGGTTTTAGTAAGGAGAGTATATGGATAACTTATTTGCATTTTTTGATGCAATGAACGCTGAAAACTATGATTATGTGGATTCAATGACTGATGAAGAAGTTAAAGCACTATCTCCATTTGTCCTATTGATGTGGGCTAATGGGGCTGTTGACAATCCACACATCCACACAATATTAACGGATACTTATGTTAATCCTTATGTGTTTAGTTTATCCAAGCACCCACGACTTCTTCTTAAGTTAATGGTTACTGCTAATGGTGGTATCGATAGAACGCGATACAAGTTTAAGAAGTCTGTTACAAAAGAACAATCAAATCTTATTAAGATTATTGCAGAACACTATCAGTGCGGTTATAATGAAGCCAAGGAGATAAAAGAACTTCTTAGTAAAGATGATTTAAAAGAGTTGGAGTCTTTGTATGGTAAGTGATTTTTCAAAAACACTTTTTGTAACGTCTAAGGTTAAATCCGATGATGGAGTATTGGAAATCCACGTAATATCAACAAAAGGTTGTGCAAAAATAACAATGAACACCACTACTATGATATATGGTGCAGACCTTGAAGTGTTTTGTGAATACCATAAGGAGAGAATACAAGAGTTGCGCGACTTAATGATAATGGAGGAGTTATGATAAATCACAGCAAAGACTTCAAAAACTATGTTTACAAAACAGACATAATGTATAATGGCGGTGAATACTTTTTTAATCTTCATTTTGGGGATTTAACCTTTACCCTAACGACAAACGGTCTGTCATTACATTGGTCAGCTAAGACTGATACAATGGATAAAAATAAAGTTATCGACGATTTTTATAAAACATTCAAATCTGATATTGACGGCTTAAGAGACCTTTTAGTTATGGAGCAGTTATGACTCCTAAATATGGCGATGTTATGGTTTCGGAAGAAACTGAGATGATTTATCTTAACGAAGATGGCTGGGTAATTTTTGGGTTTCCAAATTTTGATGATATGTATAAAGAAGATATTCAGAACCTAGCAAGACAAGGACTAAGCTACATAAGCATTGCACAATTGTATGAAGCGATGAGGGGATTATGAGAGAACGTTTCTACTATGGCGAGTATGAGTTCATTTTTCCAAAATTCTTTGGAAAACGGAACATGATAGAATTCTACGACCCAAAGCGTGGGAAAGTCTTGGGGTGTTACTTTGTAGAGAACAAAACAGTCACATATTCAGACTACTCAAAGCAACACAACATCTACATATCCAATAGTGCGATAAAATTTGCTTTGGATGTTTATCTTATGGAGGAACTGTAGTGATTAGAGAAATGGAAGTTGACGGATATACGTTACACGCTAGAGGGAATGAGGTGGAAGTGTATGATGAAATCTTTCAGCGATCTGTGTGCATTGTTGAACTAAGCGGTAAGGTTTCATATTACTATGATGATAGGTTTGTTTCTAAGAAAGTTGTTCAGCAATGCAAAGATTTATTAACGCTAAACAATATTTGACAAAACTTTCCTTTCTGTTATAATGCCTCCATAGAATACGTTTGGAGGTTATAATGACAATCGCAGTAGCTAATGACGTCGAAAAACTATACGAGAATGGACTAATAAGCCACTCTGACGGCACGTTTGAGTGCCCTGTGTGTCATAAGGTATATAAAAGAAAAAGCAACGCCATAGCCCATTTAAATAAGCAGGATTGCTACTCGCTTCTTGATATATTCAAAAACACCGCCAATGAAACTCGTGGCTTATCCTTATACAAAACATTGGTATCTGCGGTTAATCCTCAAGCAAGAACAAGTCTTAATGTTTTTAGAAAGAGTAGATACTATAACCCTGTTATGCGTTACATATCTTTTTCGGCAATCCATGAACTTGGTAAACTTTCAGAAGATTACCTTGATTGGTTAATCCAATATAAGAACTTCTCAAATGTCAATGCCTTACTTTCTAATGCAACCAAAGAATCATTCCTTAGAGAATTTAGATTGTTTTTACAATCTCATGGTGATATAATGATAGACTCAAAGACATTCATCGAAAGATATAAGCAAGACTTGATAGATGACCAAAACTTCTTTATAAGAAGTTTAGAGAAAGGGCATTTGTGGATTGGTTACTTAACACCAGACATATTTCCGATTGATGATGTATACGAATCCCTTGACCTAGACTATAAATTTAGATTTGAAAAAATATTGGAGGAAATTGAAAAATGAAATATCGTATCGAAGTTGACCAAACGCGAATGGTGTATGTATTAATCGACACCGTGAATAAAACGATTATTGCGGCTAACAAGAAATCTAGTGTTTTGTATGACCATGCACTTACATTAACAGGAATGGAGAGAACCGCAAGTGTTCTAAATTCTCAGTTGCAATGTTACGGTAAGTAATAATGAGACAACGAGATATTTTGTTTGAACAAATTAAGGAACGTATCCTTACCTTAGAATATTCTTTTCATAAGATGCACGAAACATTAGAAAACCTAACAAAGTGCGTTGATGGGTTGGTTGAAGATATGAACCGCAATGAAGAAACTCTGCAGGTTGTTGCTGATGTTGTGTATGGTGTTAGGGATGGTTTAGAATCAACTACTAAGGACTTGTCAGATTTAGAAAACCTTGTAGATAAGATTGATGGAATTGTTGCGGATATTGCGCCATTCATCGACACATTCAGGGGTGTATAATCTGTGAAAAATTCAGCTGATTCTTATACTACCACGGAAGACTTATTATTAATGGAGATGATGTGAAAAATCTATTCGATGTTGATATTGACACCACCACTAAAACCGATAAAACGCTGTATGGTATACCTGCTATGATATACAACGAAGAACAGGAAAGAATTAGCCCACATCCTTCTGGTGTTTATTTAGAAGATGTACCAATTGATACAATGACAGGTTTATGTGCATTTGACTATAAGTATGGCGATGCTAACGGTTTTATGAAAGTTGATATACTCCATAACAGTGTCTATGATATTTTTAAATCTAAGGAAGAAGTATCGACTGCGGTTGGGAATGACATCGATTGGTCTTTATTAGAAGATGAATCTGTTGTTAAGACCTTACCACACTTAGCTAAACACTTTGATACTGTAAAGAAACTGAAACCAAGGTCTGTAGAGGATTTGGCTGATGTGTTAGCACTCATTAGACCTGGTAAGATTCATTTGCCCCAAGACTACATAAGAGACAAAGAAAAGGTTAGACGTTTTTTATATAAAAGACCTAGCAGTGGAATTTATTTTAAGAAATCCCACGCCATATCATATGCTATGATGATTAAGGCGTATATCTACAAAAAACATCAGTCTATGTTTTGTTGGTAAACTTAAAAGTCTGCTTATTTGGTTTTTGGGTTATTAGTTTCTTTGAAGACCTTTTAATGGCACTCTTGTTTATCATAATGGGAGGGGGGATTTGGTGGTGATTGAAATATAATGACTTGTAAACACTAAACCGCATATCTGAGAAGTACAACTTATAAATGATTGCCGCCATTGACAGTTCGGGGTCATCATTGTTTGACATATCATAGATGGTGATATGCTTTGATGAAACGTAATCAACAATCCCTACAATTTTAAGTGTTGATGTTTCGATTGTGTCTAACAATTCTTCTTGCAATTTGAATCCTTTAGTGTTAAAATCTGTTTTATGTATTTATAAAGGAGAAACTGAGTGGGTTATAGAACAACACTTCGTTCAAAATACTACTACCAAAAAATGCAGATAGAGGTAATGGTTGATTTTGGAAACAAATTAGAATTTTTTGAAGTTGATGCAAAAAAGGCAAACGAATTTGTAAAAAGTAACTTGGGGTTATCTGTTACTTTGGATGTTGACCCGGCGACTGAGTGTTTGTTATATCAATCAGAGGATGGAAGTTATCGTGTATATCCTATATGGAAACTCAGTTCACTCTCCACCGATGAAGTTCTAAGACTTTCTAATATTCTTATGAGTGGTGAGATAAACATTAAAGATGCTATTATGTTGGCAAGTTTATAGGGAGGACTCTATGGAAGACACACAATGCAAATGATAGTGAAGTAATTCAATCGTTAAGAAAATTGCAAAGGGTGTATAACAAAAGAGATGCAATATTGCTTGGCTATGATAAAACATTCGTTGCTCTGGTGGGTGAGCATGATATTCAAGTTAAAGATTTTGAAACTGCGTATGATATGCTTAAGCAGGAAAAATTTCGAGACTACTTACTAATGCGAGAAATTTGATGAGTGTTCGTGTCGATATTGGTGGTAAAGAATATGAATGGGTGAATGACTGGCTAATGGGGATGAAGGTAGTGGTCTGTGAACATAAAGACGCATTGGTACTAGCAAAGCTATGAAATATGAAGATGAAACTGTAACCATTGAGACAATATCCAGTTCATTTGTACTAGAACTAAATTCCATTCCAGATGTCACTATCGCAACTGTTCAAATAATGGGAAGGCTGTGGAAAGTCGTATTCCTACGTGCAGACGGAAGCATTGATGAGAAAATCATAAAACCATCTTCAATGTATTTGAACGATGAAGAAGAAAAGAAGATAAACGAGTTGGGCATTGATGTTTTAATGATGCACGAATTGTAGGGGGAACTGATGGGAATACTAACAAATCACTTTGAAGACCTAAAGCAAGAAATAGTCATCAGAGCAAATCTAGGGTCTAAGGAGAATACTGGGTTTCATGCAGTATATTGTCCAATTTGCAACAAAACTGATAGAAAGACGGGTGGATTTAAGTTTGAATCTGATAAAATAGTCTACCATTGCTTTCGTGGTTCTTGTGATGCTTCAACTGTGTATGAATTTGGTAAACCCATTTCAAAGAAGTTTAGAAGTCTTATGGACTCCATTGGTGTTACCATCCCAACTCAACTTTTGATGGTTAAATCATCATTTCAAAAGACCTTAGAAAGTTTAGATGAAAGACTATATAAGAAGCATTACTACCGAGACGTTCACAAACTTGAACTGTTCATTAAATCCGAACATTCTAAAAAAGTGAACAGAGAATATTGGCAGTATTACTTTGAGTCTCGACATTGTGACATGAATGGTGTTCTAATATGCGATGAAGGGAAATATAAGGGGTGCTGTGCCATTGAAATGAAGTTCTATGATAAGACCATAGGGTATCAGATATTAACCCGCAGAGGCGATTATATAAAGCAGTATGATGGCAACACAAATCTACTCTATATTCCTGACGGAAATATTCGTGATACGGTTATCTTGGTTGAAGGAACAATGGATGCAAAGTGCTTCCCTAACGCTATAGCAACACTTCAATCAAAAATTTCTCCAGAACAAGCCTACCATCTGAGAGGCAAGAATGTTATAATGCTCCCTGATATGGATGGGTCTAACCATTTCATCGAACAGTTTATGGATTATGGGTGGAAGATTTCCATACCAGATTGGGGAGTTAAAGATTTGAATGAAGCAGTTATTAAGTATGGTGTTATTGTGGTGGCTGAAATGATTATGGAGGGGATATGCACGAACAAGAACAAGGCAAACGCATTATACAAAATGAGGAAGATTTCGTGAACCTTTGTATTGCCACATATGTTGATGACGTTTTACAAAACAAAATGAAATTATATAAGACAAGGTTTTCGGTCAAGAGTGTCAATGACTATGCAACCCGTAATGGGATTGATTTTATTAAGTCTTTTGGTGAGTTCGGTTGTCATGTTTATTCTGATGGAACAATGTATATACCAAACAATCAAAAACACATTGACACCGCAAAAGAAATATGTAAAACTATGAAGAATTTATAGAAGGGAGAATAACCATTGAGTGAAGAAATTATTGACAAGAAGCAAAAACTATTGATTGAATACCTAGTATCATCACCATCAATTTTTGCTAAGTGTTACAGTATCACCAAGCCAGAATACTATGATGCACCACTTGATAGAGTGGTCGAGTTTATCCTAGACTTCTTTATGAAGCATGGTGGAATTCCTAAGCTTGATGTTATTGATGCTGAAACTGGTGTAGCCTTAAAAGAACAGTCCATTGATATTCCATCTGATATGGAATATTTCTTAGAGGAATATGAATCATTCTGTAAAGATTCTGCAATGGCTAAGGCAATCTTAGCTGGGGTTGATCTAGTAAATGAAGGCAAATCCAATCAAGTAGAAGCCTTAGTGAGAGAAGCCATGCTTGTTAAACTTGATAAGCATATTGGTCTTGATATTTTTAAGGATGTTAAAGATCGTATTGACACAATGGATGATAATGTTGTAAACTACTCAACAGGTTCAAAATCTATTGATGAACTTATTGGTAATGTTCGTAAGGGTGAGTTGATTGTTACCACGGCTGTTTCCTCTGGTGGCAAGTCATTGCATTTAGGTAATATGTCGATTGCTTTATCACAGCAAGGGCTTGATGTGGCTGTTATCTCTTTAGAGTTGAATGAACAGTTATATGCCAAGCGTATGGATGCCATGATAACAGGGATTGCCATTGCTGACCACAAGAAGTCTGCTAATGATATTGATGCCATAATGCAACAAAAGCGTAAGGAAATGGCTAATATTACCATTAAGCAGTTACCACCAGGTTCAACAGCCTCTGATATTCGTGCATACTTATTAGAATATTCTTTAGAATTTAAGAAGTATCCAGACGTTTTAGTCATTGACTATATAGGAATCATGGGTTATAATACAAAAAGTTCAAATAAGTTTGACCAAGACGAAGAAAAGGCTATCGCATTAAGACAGATTGCTGTAGAATATGATATGATTGTATTAACAGCCCAACAACTTAATCGTGAAGCGGCTAATGTTGTTGATGTGACTTATGCACACTTGGCGGGGGGTTTGTCATTGGCAAACAATTCTGATGCCTTGATTGCCATTGTGCAATCTGAACAGGACATTGAGAATAACCAAGTACAAGTAAGAGGATTAAAGCTTAGAAACTCACCTAAGACGACTAAGCCAATCATCTTATATAGATGCCCAAAGACCTTACGGTTTAGTGATTCACCAAACGCAGGTAACATCACCGTAACAACTAAACCACCTTTTGTTAAGGATAAACATAAAGACGAATCAAAAGGTCAATCAAAATTAAAAAAAGCTTTACAACGTAGATAGAAAGGAGTATGACAATGGATATTAAGTTAACAAAGGCATTATTAACAGAGTTAAGTTCTGTTGGAATCTCACAAATGATTGTTGACCCTGTTGAAGGTGGTACACAATTTCGTGGGACTAATGATAACCGTTCATTGATTTTGTTTGATACGATTAGAGAAGAACTAACCACCAGTCCCATCGGCATTAAGTCAATCAATGCCCTTTTATCTCGAATCAATTTGTTTGATGAAGATAAGGCTAAGATTGAGTTGATTGATACAGACGAAGGGTTCTGTCGTGATATTATTGTTAAGCATGGGCGTAAGCGTGTTACATATCGTTGCCACGAACCAAGCCCAAAATACATTCAAGCACCAAAACATATCCCAGGTAACTTTACAATTACCGCAGAAAATGCTATAATGTTTAACAAGGACTATGTTTCTTACTTATCAACTGCCATCTCAGCAATGGCATATACAGGTGATAAAGAAGAACGTTCGATTAAAGTGACAGCCAATGAAGGTGTTGTTACGGTAAGCATCTTTGACGGAAGTGATGATTCATTCGTTGATGTTGTTGAAGGATTTGATGAAAATCTAAAACTTGAGGGGGTATTTGATGTTGCGTCATTCAGTCGAGTTATGAAACAATCGGTGAACAGTCCGTCCAATGATGGGTTTGCGGTGTTCACCATCAGCGAACAGGGTGTTGGTGTGTTCCGACTAGAATATATGGATATTCTTGTTCATCCATCAGTTAGCTAGTAAATAAACAATCAAACAATTTTATAACCAAAAAGAGAGGTATTAATTATGGGTATTCTATCAAGCCTAAAGAAAAGCAAAAACTCATTGTTGGATCAAGTTAAAAAACTTCAGAGTCAAGGACATGAACAAGACAAGCGATACTTAAATTACTACGACCTAAAGGACAATGAATCAATGAAGATTCTTATTCTTCCTGATACGAATGGTGACTTGTTTGTTAAGTATAAGAAGCACGGACCAAACCTTCACTACATTGATGCTAAAGGTCAACGTCAAGGTATTCGTGGACTTCCGTCAATAGGCGTATATCCGAATGATTCAGAATCGCCTGTTATGCAGAAAGGTTATGACTTACTGCAACTTCACAAAGATACAGGCGAGGCTTATTATAAAGAAGAAGCTAAGAAGTGGTTTGCTAAAGAATATACTGTAATGTCTTGTATTGTTCTTGACTCACCATTTGAAGTGAATCACTCACCTGATGGGAATGATGTTAAGTTAGTCAATGTTCCATACAAAGTTGAACAATACATCATCAACCAAATCATGGATGAAGTAATCAGTGAAGAAGAACTATTTACAACACCGTTTATTCTTAAAAAGTCTAAGAACACTGGTGGTTGGACTTCTTACGAAACATCGTACTTTGCTCGTAAGGCATTAAATGTAGACGAGATGAATGATATTGAAGAAGCAATGAATATTACCTTGTTTGACTACAAGGTCATTGATATTGTTCCTCCTACACCGACCATTGATGAATTGGAAGAATGGTTGGCTAAGGCTGAAGCGGCATACGAAAAGGCAACATCAGGTGGTGGCAATACTGATGATTCTTCGGATGAGGATGAAGAAATTCCAGTTAAGAAAACAGCAGGGACTTCTTTGAAAGACCGAATCAAGAAAGCACCAGTGAAGGTTGAAGAAGAGGAAGAAGACGATATTCCTTGGAATGATGAACCCCCCGCTAAACCAAAGAAGGTAGCAAAGGTTGAAGATAAGGAACCAGAAGAAGTTGATGATGAACGGGAGAAAGAAGAAGCACCTGTTAAGAAATCAGCACTCGCTGAACGTCTAGCCAAGCTTCGTTCGAAATAAACCAACAACAAGCCCCTTTCGGGGCTTTTCTTTGTGCATAAATATTTCCACACACTAACTCATAAAGGAAATATATAAATGAATGCACTGGTGAATTCTTTCAATGCCATGTCTTCTCGTTCAAAACTATCTGATAGGTTCTATGTCAAATTCTTAGGATTGCCTGAGAACTATTCCAACGTCTTAGGCCGACAAATCCGTTCATTCAACAGGCCAAACATCACGTTTGATGAAACAGAAGTCAAAAAACGTGGATTCCAGTTTAAGGAAAAAGGTTACGTGAGGTTTAATCCAATCAGCATTGTATTTTGGGATGACGAGGGGTCTATGGTATCCTCAATCCTATATGCACAAGTTATGCGTCAGCTTAATAAGTATGTTGATTGTTTTGGTAGAGAACCTGATACATCATCACCAGAACGTGACTATAGATTTGATATTCAGTATGATATACTAACACCAGATGACGTTGTGGTTGAATCTTTTATTTTAAGAAACTGTTTCTTGACTGAAATTAGCCATGACCCAATAACCATTGATGATGATGGTGAAATGACCATCAGTGCAAGCTTTGCATATGATAACATTTCTGTTATGCTGTTTGACGAATTTGTTGACTTCTTAGATTCCAAATAAATTATCTAAATATTTCTTTTTCTGTCAAGATTCTAAATCCCCATCCACGCTCGGCGGCATATTTCTGTGCCGCTTCCCATTTCTGAAGATTGGTTATATACGTTAAGGTTTGTTGATCGTGTGTTGACTGTTTTTGGTTCTTACCACGTTTAGGCTTGACGGTCTCGTGGTGTGGTTTAATCTCAACCACAACCGTTTTAGTATCACCATGTTTATCAATATAAGTCATTAACACATCAGGAAAATATCTTGACATTCTTCCCTTTACGGAAGACTCATAAGGTATCTGTAAAACCTCCGACCCCCATTTAACAACCTTTGGGTTCTTATCAAGATATTCGAAGAAGTATTTTTCCCAACTAGACCTGTAAGTAATCTTTCCTGTATTAAGGCACTTCTCAGGATTAGTTGGTTCAAAATATCCTTGACGGTAGTTTCTTGCCATTTGTTTTACCTAGAAGGATTCCATGTCATCATTGGGCTTCTTTCTCTCCCTGATGTGACAAATACATCTAAATCTGGGTCACGCTTATATTCTGCACTGTTAAACTTAAATCCATGATTGGTGTAATAGTTTATAAGTCTGTCCTGTACACTTCTATCTAAATCGCCCAAGTCAACATCTAGCCCAACGGGAAGTCCTTTAGATTGAGCAAACACCTTAATATCGTTCAAGACTTCAGCCCCAATACCTTTAGGGGTTTGTCTTTCTCGTTTAATATAACCAACGAGGATATGTCCTTTTGAGAAGTAAAGTTCAAGGTAAATCCCTTTACGTTTAGCTATATTCTCTAGTTCTTTCAGTTCCATTTTGATATTGACTGATTCTGTTATTGATTTTATTAAAGTAAGCTTATCCATTAATCTCATTCCCTATAACACTTTCATCGTTGTTTCCATCGATAACATTTTGGGTTATCTTAGTGATTAGAATATCTTGTAGTTCTCTTGGGTAGTTTAAACGAATCGGCATAGAGAATGTCATATTCATTGACACGACATCACGTTCAGTTCCTAGTGGGTATTGTATTTCATTTTGAATTGATTCCAATATCACTTCGGTTAAGAAATTTCCAGATGACATATTAGTATCAACTCTTATCGTCACTCTAGGGTTAAACACTAATAATATTTGTTCAACAATATTAAACAACTCAATCTTGGAACTTGCATATATCGAGAGTTCCATATCCATTATAAAGGATGGTCCAATCAAACGGTTAACAACTTTTTGAGTGTCCGCTTTTGATATATTAACAACAGAATCAATATGGGTTCTTGCTCTTTTTCCTAGAGGGTCTAAGTTTATACCAGTCATATTGACTGCCATCATCGGGAGTCTGTTGTTTTGGTGAGTATCATTTTTTGATAGAATCCCTGCAACAATCCTAGACATACTTCCATATACTACTGGAATTCTTGTCGGAGTTTCATCACCAGCATCGTATTGAAACCCTTTGAATATTCTAGCAAACTGTGAGATATATTTCTCAAATTGTCGTGTTTCTAAGTATGGGTATAGTTCCATCATAATCCCTTGTTTGGTATAATTTCCATATACTGTATTTATAAATACCACATAGAGGATTAACATATGAATTTTTTAGATTTATTAGAAAGCGCACCATCAAACGCTGGTTTTCTTGATATTAAAGAACTTATGCGTCTTTATTATGGAAGAATTGGTATTTTTGTTTCATTTTCTGATTCAGAAGATTTGGAAGAAACTGGGCTTGAAAACAATGTGCTGGCTAGACCTTATGGTATCGTTGCCTATTCCATTGACACGGTGGTTGGGCGAAAGGTTAGTAGTGCTAAGTTTTATGCCCACGTCTTTAGAAACAAAAGACCGGATGGCTTCTTAAAAGACATTCGTGACTACAATAAAGAAGACTTCAAACAGGATATAGAAGCAGTAAGCCTTTTATCTTACATCGACGAAGGCGAAGTTGAAGGTGCATTGGCTGTTGTGAATAACACAATGAACATTCGATATGAGTTTCAACGATTCTGGGAAGTTGTTAAAGTTGTTTGTATGTCAGAAGGTAGATATGGAGATAAGTTGTGGAGAAGAATATTATTGGACTTAGGCTATAAAGGATTCAATGACCCTTCTGGGTTGGGTATTATGACTAAGAGAAGAACTGCTATAGCAATTTTTTTAGAAGAACGTCACCTAGACCTTTTTGATATTGTTCCTGTTCAGCGATACAGAAAGGACAGAAGACAACGTGTTATCAATGCAATCAATAAAAAGAACCGCCTTAGTCATGCTAGAAGAAATAGAATAGCAAAAGTTAAGACCAAAAAGACAAGGGAAAAAGATATATGAGAATGGGAAAGATTGGGGTCTACTCAGAAAAGACCCGAAAGCTTCAACGACGACTCACCTATGAGGCTTATGGACTTACCTTTAAGGAAGCAAAGTTTTACTTATACCTAGGCGATAAGGAAAGTGATGTTATTGATATTAATGACTTCTCAAATAAGGTTTTGTTTGAAGTAGCAGACAGAACATATTCAACCACTGGTATTTCTGTTCCCGTTGGCATGGAACAATATTCTGATAGTAAACAAGACTTCTCAAGATTCGGTTTAATCAATCCTTTAACAGATGAAGTTAGGTTCTCCATTCATATTGATGATTTTGAGACATTGGGAAGACCTCTTGTTGTTGGTGATGTGTTTGAAATGCCATTCTTTGAGAAAGATGGCAAGAAGGCATTTTATGAGGTCACAGACGTTGACTTCAAATTAGAAAAAGAAAAATTCATTTGCGTGTTTCATGCATCAACCCTAGAGTCATCAAGAAAATCTCGTGATATTGATTTGAATCGTGATAACTTTAACTTTATGGAAGACCTAAGTGAAGGTATGGACGAGAATTTCTCTGAAATCATTAACACCGATGAAACAGAAACAGACTTTGAAAAAGAATCGGTCACGAAGAATGTTGACTATCGAAACAAACTACAATCAAGCTTTTTAGATGATCCACTGAAGGAATTATAGAATGACATTTGACGAATTTAAGGATGACTTAGAATTGGCACTAGGTGGAAACCTAGTGTCAGTAGAGTTAGAAGAAAAAGAGTATGAATTTGCACTTAAACGCGCAATCAAGGTGTTTCAACAAAAAGGACACAACACATACAGAAGGAAGTTTCATGCCATTGAAACCGTGGAAGGTGTTCAGTCTTATGATATTCCAAACAATATCATGGATGGTATTAAGGTTATTCGGCCAAACACATCAGGGGAATTTTCGTCTGAGGACTTATTTGTTCGTAAGGCCATTGATGAACTTATTCCATCTTCATCAAGACTTGGTGGGTGTAATGGTATCCAGTTCCTCGAATATGAAATGGTTCTTCAAACCCTAGAGAAGTATAAGCGATATACCGCATATGATGTTGACTTTCAAATTGACAAGTTTCAGCATAAGGTTAAGTTCTTCAATCAGCCAAAACGTGATGGTGAGATTTGGTTTTTGGAATGCTACGAGAATTTAACAGATGAAGAATATATGGAAGTTGATTGGATTTTTAGATGGGCATTAACAGAGGCTAAGATTATATTAGGACAAGCTTATAGAAAGTTTTCAAGCCTTCCTAGTCCAGATGGTTCAACCACCTTATCAGGGTCTGAGATGATTAACGAAGCTAAAGAAGAACAAAGAATGCTGTTAGAGGAAATTACAGAACTAACAGACGGTGCAATTGATTATTATGGTGTGTATGTAGGATAGATACATAAAAGCCCCGTGAGGGGCTTTATTTTTATCCAATACCGACAACCGCTTCAACGTTTTCATGGTTTGCAAACAACCAACAAATAAGAGCGTGTTTATCCTCTGGTTTAACAGCAGAATAAGCATCAATCAAAATAATATATTTATCATCGCATTCCAAATCGGTTTTGCAGAATGCACCGATAGACTTAAAATTCAACCACTGTCCATGATTTGATTTATGGCGCATTGCCATATCATTGCTTAGGGTTAAGCAAACCAATACAGTCTCGCTATCGTTGCGATGCAAATCCATATAATGCGATATAGCTGTAGTATGTCCGACACATCTACCAAAACTAAATGAGGTTAGGTATGTCGGCTCAACCTGATTAGGGTCTCTAAGCAATTTTAAGTTTTTCGATACTTCGACCATTTCTCCAATAGAATCTCGGATTTTATCACGAAGTGCAGTTTTTGCAAAATCAAACATATTGTCTCCTTTTTCCCCTATAACCAAACTGCGAGAAGCTTGGTTCTGTTATTGTTTATAAGTGCGTGGTCAACCGTTGGGTCGAAAATTATACAATCGCCCTCTGTTAATGATGTCCATTTCTTAGAATGATGTAAGTAGACTTCACCAGTTACACCAAGGTCTCCGCTGACTTCCTTAGATACGTCCACGTTCATAACATAAAGTAAAACACGCTTTGCTCCAGTTCTTGAACTGAATGCTTCATCATCGTGAGGTGCAACTGATGCACTATCTAATATAATGTAGTTGACAAGCTTCACGACACTAGCTTTACCAATTATACCATATTCTGCGAACATATCCTTAAACTCACTTAGGATCTCTTTTCCATCAATATCGTCATAGATATTATTTCTATCGTCATTCAGACTGTTAGTGACAGCTTCAGGAAAATGGAGATTAACTAATGAACTTAGTGTTTTTGCTTGGGATTTCCCTAGTTTTCCTTTTGTGTTTTTGGCTAACATATTAGTGGAATCCTCCAAAGTTATTTTCCATAAAGGCAATAAGGTCTTGTTTTTGTTTTGTTAACATATTGTAGGTTGGGTTTGTTAAGAATGTTTTTGTTCCCATTAAACGAAATATTTCTTTGTCTAGTTGGTCTGAAATCTTGTATCCAATGGGTTTGCTCATAACACCATACTCATCGCTGTATACCCATTTGGTTGATCCAAACTTAGTAAGAAACTCTTGAATGGGGTAGCTAAATGTTTCTGTTGGGAGTTTCATAATAATCTCGTTATGCTCTTCATTAATGACGTATTGGTATTCTCTTTGTGATATTGATGAAGTGATTTCACAATTGTCCAAGTTTTCTGCAATGAAACATAAATGCAACGAAGGCCGGCTTATGGATTCGAATTTTCTTTTGATTGCTCGTTCTAGCTTTCCTGCTGTTCCGTATGGATGACCATCCCAATGTGAATACAAGATTACATCTGTATCGTTTTTGAAGTGGATTATTGAGTTTGTGGACATTTGACTTCTCCTTTATGACTTGTTTAAGTTTGTTTATTATATACAAGTCATAAAAGATTGTCAATAGAAAGAGGGTTAAATTGAATCTTTCAATTCTTGTTTTGAAATTATCAACATTCTGACAGAACCAATGCATTTTTTTTCATCGCTTTCGTATGAATGTAGCCAAATATAACTTTCGCTTTTATTTGTTCTTATAATCCATTCAGTCAACTCTTCTATTACAAGAGTCAGCAAGTCTTCTTCTGATTCTGCTGTTCTACTTAACCGAAACCGTCCCCCTAGTGTATAGCTCTTACCTATGATCGAAATAACCGTTTCTGACGTAGACATTATATTAGAATTTGAGAATGTCTTCCTTAAAGTTTCTACCACCATATCGTTATCGTTTGCATTTATACTAATCATAATAACCTCATTTCGCTAACATAAATTATTCAAACTCCACCGAATCTTCCGATTCGATAGTTTCTAGCAAGTTTACCTTGAAATTCTTCAACTCCATGAAACTCGCCCAATGAGTAAACGTCTAAATCACCACCGCACAGCCAAACACTTTCTGCTGTTGTATAGTCCATCAACTCAAATCTGTCAGTGAATAACACTAATTGATTCCCACTATTTCTATGCTCACAATCATCGATAAAGTCTTCGATGATTCTTATAAGCTTTCTAGTGGATAGTTGGCAAAAATCAATATCTATATCAGTGTATCTAACAATGAATAGTGTATTCATTGTTTCTTTTGCGTTTTCCATTAAATCAGTTATCATTGTGTATGTATCGATTTTTTGGGTATATAACGCATCCGAAGAAGCTTCGCACTTAAACTTACCAAAAGATAAGGCATCATATACCAAGTCTTCTTCTAACCCTTCATTTCTGATAACCAACGTGAAGAAACCGGGGTAGAGCCCATCAGGAATCTCGTCTTTCTCTTTTGCTACTTCATAGCCTTCCCATATTGTTTCATTATATGAGTACACTTGCGATTCTTGTAGTAAATTGATGTGATCGTTATCATTGAACTCGATTGTGTAAATCATACTAAACCTCCATCATTAAGAATACTTCACAAATTGCGCGGCGTGGATTTGGATTGTTTGCTTGTTTATGATCCTTGTTCAACAAAGCGATATTATCAACAGTGTAAACAAACGGACCATCTGCGTCAAAGCTTACGGAAAGATGATACTTTTCAGCAATCGGCATAACATCATTCCAGTCTTCACAAGGATTGAAGATTTCCCAATACCGCTCACTTTCGATGAAAATTTCCAACCATGATTTTTTTATCCCTTTTGGGCATACGCGCGATTTTTCTCTGTAGTTTATTCCCGACTTTTTCGCTACAGCTAATCCAACTTCATGGTCAGTCATCAGGTCTAACTGTTCTTGTGTGTGAATCATGCTATTCTCCTTTTAATCTGTCTCTGTTCTATGAATTAATACAACTAGACAAACTTGTCCCGAACTTCTTCTATTAGCAATATTGCATTCTCGAAAGGCGTTTCATCGTCATCATATTCAAAGTATGAAATCAAATCCTTAAATCGTTCAGCAAGTCTAAGCACATCGTCTTTAGTCATTCCACTTGATTGATTATTGATGAAGGTGTTATTGATTCTTAGTGGCTTATGGTTCACTTCGTCATATCCCCATTCCATCTCAACTTTTCTATATAAATCATACTCGTTATAATACGAATGTTCGGTGATTCCAGCGCGGTCAATATCATCAATATTGTAACCGTAAGAGTCATAACCGTCTTCATCGAATAAATAATCATGTGGTGTTGCATTCTTCTCAAACCATTTTTGGTCTTTTCTATATGCGGCTGAAACTGTCGGTGAGTATTTTCCTATCATGATTGGTGTCTCCTATTCTTTTAAAATTAATCCTTTCGCTATTGTCTGAGTGTATTATATAAAACTCATGCATATATGTCAATATCTTTTACACCCTAAATTAGAATAGCCACAAGTACCAAATAAATGACGAATGGGCTTAGTAGAAGTATGGTCACAACAGCATAAACTAATACGAAATGGGTATGTACAGGATCAACTTCAACAAAGTGTAAAGAACATTCATATCCTACCACCAAAGGTTATCATAAAACTTACAAAACAACTCCATCCCTTCTTTTACTTTTCTTTCATACTCTTTCATGTCTTCATCATATCGTTCGTTTTCTGCTTCTGTTCCTTCTCTTAATTGCATGGTATAACATTGACCATACTCAGGATCAACACCACTTGGAATATAATCATAGTCAAAATCATAGTCAGAAATATCAGGTGCTTTTGCGTTGAACGCAAAGCTAATCTTTTCCAACACTTCATCCCAAACCTTATCGCAATATTCCAAGTCTTCGGATTGTTTTTCACTCACTAAACCATGACGTAATAGTGCTCCCGTCGGAACACCAAACCATTCGGACTTATTTCCGTTTTTAACTTCAATGAATTTACGAACAGCTTCCCCGATGATGGGATTCAGTGCAGTCTTTAAGCAAAATGTGTCCTTATATGAAGCAATCGGTTTCTTTCCTTTAAATCTCATTTTATCTCTCCTTATAATTAATGTGACCAGTTATCCCAATCATCTCCTATTTGTTGCAATATCATTAGTAAAAGCAATACAACACCCGCAACGATTATAGATCCTAGTATATCAAACATTCCTCAACTCTCCAAATTAAGTTTAATAACCTGTCCAACGTATATCTTCTCACCTACTTGTGATAATAATACTTTTGTATCAATATTATACATTCTAGCAATTTTCCAAACCGTATCGCCACTTTCAACAACGTGTTCTACACCAAATACTTGACTTGTTATAGTATTAACATAGTTTCTAGTCTCTTTGAACGTTATGACATTAGACAACTCTGAATGTGTTTTTAGTTTTCTTTTATGCGCCTTAGATGCCCATAGTAAACCATTACTTGGTCCACCATTATATGATGCTAATACTAACCCCCACTGAATCTCTTCTCTTAGATTAGGATAATGTTTATTGATTTTCTTTTTTAGGTATGAGAGGTAGATAGAAGCCCCTAGCGCAGAGGACTCATAGTCATAGGGATTAACAAGGGTATTAAATTTCTGTTCAATGTGTCTAATGGTGATTGGCATAAACTGAAAGCAACCCTTAGCACCAACTCTTGATTCAACATTACATCTACCACTCGTTTCTTTCATATGGATTGCATCTAAGAGACCTTTCGGGAGTTCATATTGATATTCGAACTGGTTATTGATTTCATCCTTAGAAACTGACTTTGGTGTTTCCTCTGCGGTAGAAGTAGGATCAACAGGTTCCGGGTGTTTTAAGATTTCATGAAACTCGTAAACGGTTTCTTGTGGGATTTGTGTGTCAAATACTATTTCTTCTACTTGTTGTGGTTTTACTTTTGGCTCAGTGTCTAAGAGAAGAATGAAACCAACCGTAACTGACCCTACTAATAAAAGAAACTTTGGATTTAACTGCATGATATAACACTCCTTTAGTGACTTGATAGTATTATACCTTCATTCTTTCTCTCAAGTCAAGAACAAAATCATCAAATTCTTCTCTGCTCATATCGTCTATGTGCTTACTTGGAATGATGTAAATATGACCATGTTTGATTAGTTTCATTCCTGCATTATCACAATCAGGGACTACCATCTTGTCATTATACTTTTCAATCAATTGTTTTGAAAACCACTTAGGTAGATTATTACAAAGAGTGGCTATGGCTGGTATCTTATGATCGTGAAACCTACAAGCCTTGAAAACTCCCTCACATACGACTATGAAATTGCTATCATCAAAGTCATAAATGGATTCTAAACCCCATACACCAAACTCAGAAGTGATGGTATAGTATCTACCATCACGAGGGTCTCTTCTAAGTTTCTTATTACCATTAGGGTTATATTGTTGAAACCCAACCCACTTATGTTCTAGATTGTATAGCTTAAATGTGGCTATATCCTCATGGAGAACATATGATGTTTGGTTTGAGTTTATAAAATCTCTTTCTTCTAAGATATTCATTTGTATTTAAGACGCCCTTTCATAGCACTAGCACACGGAAAAGACTCACCTTCCTCGAATAGCTTACCGTTTAGGTAGAAAGGTTCAATGACTCTATCTCCATTCCACCATCCTCTTTCGATTTTGATATAACCATTAGCCCCTAACCATTCCCTAGTTGCAGTGAATGATGGATGGTCGATCATAGAAAGAGAACCTATCTTGTTTCCTGTTTTGCCATCTATAATATCAGTCTCAAGGTCTAATGAGCAAAGGTATTCTTCTTTAATGTTGATGATGGCTGGAGACCCCTGCAGTTCTAGAACATCATTTCCCAAATATCCATCAAGTTTCATTATGTCTAAAATTAAACTAGCGGGGATTCCAGCATACATATTCTACTCCTTGATTCCTAACATTACCTTAGCGTGTAGAATGGCGGCTTGCTTGCCTTCTACAGTGAAGGGGTAACAAAGATTGTTCTCCGATAGACGTTTTTCTAAAGCATAAGAGCCAAAAATCGTTTTTTAAAGAAGTCCGCAGTCTCTATAGATGGATAGTAATACATATCACCTTCACGTGGAGTAAAACTAATGTCAGGTACTTCAACACCGTGGATTAGTTTCATTCGTGGTGGTTGTACTGGGATTTCAAACTTGATTTCATCCCAGAATAAAATTTGCGGGGTATCATTAAAGTATTTTCCTTCAATAGTAAATGTTAAGAAGTTTCCGCATTTAAACTCAACGCATATAGGGCGTGTATCTTTTGTAGAAATGCTACTTATGACACCCCAACCAAAAGTCGGACTCCAAACTTCATCCCCGGAACGCGCATTCTCAAACGTTGTAGTCATTATATCTCCTTATAAATACTCTTTGTCCTTGTGATGTCGCATCTCTGCAACAATCTCACACAAACTAGACAAGTTGTGGATTTCATTTAAGTTATCCTCATCCGTAAAAGGACATTCTAGTATACTAACAGCAGTCTTAGCGAGTGCAACTTTTTTCTCGATATTGAATAGTTCGTTTAAATAGTCGAGGTTGTCTTTGTAGGATTTGCTGAACACTGATAAATGGTTATTAAGAATATCCTCCCGTCGTTTTTGACTTAATAAAGCGTATCTTCTACAAAGCTTCACTAAGAAATCAACATCTCGAAAGTCTGAGCATTCCTCTCTCAGTTCCAATATCATTTTTTCAAAGTGTTCTTGTTTGCTGTTCATTTATTCTATCCTTAGTAAAGCTGATGATTAGATGAAGTCTTGTTGCACTTCTCCATCTGTCACAGTAGTATTCCATGTCTTCATCTGTCACAATTACTGTCATGTTTTTGTGGCATTTTTCAATCAGTTCATCTTTAAGTTTTTTATGTGGATATATCAGCACGCCGTCTTTCTCGTATTGGTCAATAGTTGCCATTTCTTTCCTTAGACACCACTCAGCTTCCTTGACGATGACATTAAGCATTTTTCGTTTGTTGAATGACGGCTTGTCCAACATAAACCGTTTAAACTCTTTGTTGATTAGGGTATATCTCTTCTCAGGTCTCATTTGACAATCTTCTTCGCATATCCATAAATTAACAACGGATAGTGTGTTGGGTCAGCATCACCAAACAAATCGGCATAGAATTTGCTATGGTCGTAAGTTTTAGACAAGTAGTCACCACGATTGCTATACATCTCTACAAACAGTCTAGCTAATAGACGATATGTGATGATGTTATGTACTGGGGTGATGAGATCCAATGCAACAAATTCTTCAATTGAAAGATGCATATCATGTAAGGATCTAGCTATAATCACCATAGCATCATAGTCCTTACAAGTTTTCATATCAGGTCGATTCAATTCAGACATTAAGCTTCTTTCTCTACCCAATCCTAATCCAATCATCTTAATGTCGGAATCGATGATTTCTTGTAACCATTCTTCGTCAGAGTAAGGAATTTCTTCTTCTGTTGTTACTCGAATATCATATCCCCACTCATAGTCACCAAATGTGTTAATACTAATTTCTGTATCTTCTTCATACTCATGTAGTGCGGCAACTAACTCGCCTTTGCTAACAGTTTCACCGTTAAACCGCACCAATTCTTTTATGTGCAAATGATTGGGTCTTTTGTAGTAGCAATCAAAATCTCGATGATAGTTGTTGTTCAATTCTTTAATATTGGCTAGAATTTTTCCAGCCTTGATAAAATTCACAATGCTTTGTCTGGTTGCGTTCATGGTTTACTCCTTGATATAAAACAACTCTTGTTTACACACATTGCACTGTTTACCTTCATAATTAAATGCGAGTCTGCCTATAGAGTTTTCGCCAAATGATATAACAATGGGGAAAGATAGACTACTTGATTGGATACTTTCTACAGTAACCACTTCTTCTTCTTCTTTACCGTATTCCGGCTTAAATAAAAGCTTACTACCTACTGTGATGTTATTTAGTATTTTACTCATGGCTTAATCCTCCAATTTATAACTAACCCATTTAGTTTGTTCTTTGTTCTTATCAGCGCGAATAACAATACCATTACTACAACACAAAAGGTCGTGGTCATACTTTGATACAATCTTTTCTAACTCGCCACCGTGTTCAGCGCAAACATCCTCGGCTTTTTTAATCGTGGATTTAGGTATTTCTACCACTGCACTCTTGATGCTTGACATAGTTCATTTCTGTTTCGGTGAAGTGATTATCAGACTCTTTAAACACAGCATAATCTCCATCAATTTGAACAGTCGTCGTTCATTTTCATGGTCTTCTCCATTAAAGGTTATTTGATTTCTTTTTTACAACGTATAGTTTTGGTTTAACTTTTTCTTCTCGTTCTGCTGGAATCGAGTAGTAAAGCTTTGACTTAATTTTTGTTAGGTATATAAAACCAAACAAAGTCTTAATCAAAGCTAGAATCAATATAATGACGCTTGTATCATCGTCCCTCATTCACTCTCCTATTTTGGTGCATTATACCACATCTACATAACTTGTCAATTGATATTAACACTTACCAATTTTATATCACTTATTTCTTAATGCCTTTTCAGCCTCACGATATGCTTTATATTCTTTGTTAAAATCTTTTGTTATGATTTTATTGATTCGCTGTAGTCTAGAAAATGCTTCCTGAAATTCATTCTTATCTTTCTTATATTCTTCGGTTTGGCGAATCGATTCTATAACCATACCCATATCATTTTTTAGATAAATATGTAAGCTGCCTGTCAAATCAGAAATCAATCACAGAATACGGATACCCATTATCTTCTGCTTAATCCGAAAACTAAGCCCTCTGGTCAATTAGGATTTCGGTTTTCACTTCAAGCCTCGGCCTAAAGGCCGAGGCTATTGACTAACACTCTTCGCTATTGTTGACGGTTGTCTTCAATTCTTGGATAAATCGCTGAACGTTATAATTAGCCCAGTACGGGGATTTTCCGGTTTGCATGCCGTTACTGACGTGACCCGTTACCCGCTCAATCGCCTCGGCAACGGCCTCTTGCTTTATTTTCTCAACAAGAACTCTAAACTCTTTCTCACAATCATTCCGGTTCTGGATAAGCGCACCGGCATTGTCACGCCCGCTTTGCGAACCATCTGTCGGGTGGTATGATTCCACGTCACTACAGGCATCTAGCCAGTTTCTAGCGGCGTTGGCTAATTGAATTTCAATATCCATTATGAGTCACTCCCCAACTCTTCAATCAAATCGGCCAGGTCGCTAATTGGTTCGAGATAAGGGGTATTTCCGGTGACGTGCAAGTACAGTGGGTATCGCATATCAGCAACCCATTCATTCTCGTCATCCTTATACCAATCCTCCTCCATTATTGAGGCTGTTGACTGTAGATAAACGCCGCCTCTAACCTCTACACACGACCCTTCCAGCGCGTCCTGGTAGGCTTTTTTAACTTTTAAGATTTCCTGAGCGTCCTTAGCCCAGTCCAAATACCATTCCAAGTCGTCTTCAAGCTCGGGTGAAAACTCAACCAGGTCAGCAACGGAGCCATTTAGGGCATCGGGCATCCACTCCTCAACCCAGTCAGGATTGCGTCGCTGGTCATCTTCGAACACGTTCCAGTCACCGCCGGCTTCCCAAAGAAGCA